CAATTGAATCCAGGTGAACGCTTTTGGCTCGGCACAATCAATGGTGAACGCAAAGCAGCGGTTAATTAAATGACAGTTCCACTTCCTGATTTAGATATTCAATGGCGGCAAACTGCTGATATAAATGATCGCGAGTTGATCAGGACACATCTGAACTATCCAGCTTCAGATGCAAGTTTGACAATGATCATTCAACAAATGAATAGTGTTGCGGCGGTATCGCCCGAAACTGTAGCGCGTATTCAAGGTTGGTTGGATGAGATCATTGAATTAGAAGAAATTCAAGCGGATGCTGTACTTGATGGTACTGCACATTTAAGTAATGCAAAAGAATATGAAGGTGTGATTCCTGGTACTATACCAACAAGAGATCAGCAACTAAGTCAAGCTGGTAAGTTGTCTTGGGATACGAGCGTATTAAAAGCCCGTTATGTATTTGGTGAAGGTACGCGCAATACAGCACAAGGTCAGCGTGATGAACGTCGTGGATTGTTAGTTTCTCGTATTGTACAAGCAGTTGGGATTCCATATAATAGCCATACGCTGTATGGCTATGGTGCGGCAACATTGATCAGGGGATAATCTTTCTTCCTGTTGAAACAATAGTAGTACGCTGTCCACAGGGCTTTAGTTTCTGTGCAAAAATCAAGCCATTCTTGTTTTGTTAATTTCATGATTCGCAGGGGCGAAGGGAAATTGTAACACTATTGGCGGCATTAGAAGGACTTGAATGTCACAAGTTATTGGATGACCGGTTTCAATTTGCATAATAGAAAGCTGACTTAAACAATGCACATCATAGCGCCATGCCGCAACCATAGTTACTTTGTAACAAAATCGGGAAAAATGTAACAAGTTCTAGGATTTACTTCATGGCACGCGGCGGCAGGGGAGGTAGGCGACGGACGCAGTATGTTCGTGATGCGCAAGGGCAGTTCGCGAGCACCCCTGGCGGCAAAAAGGCAACCCCTAGCGCCGTCAGGAAGGCTGCCAAGGCCGCTGCGGTGAAGGGTGGCACATTAGCCGCTAGAACCTCACTGAAGAAATCTAGGGCTAAACTAGCCAGCTTTGATAAAGCAGATCAAACTATTCAATCTACATTATCTAAGCGTGCACAAAAAGGTGCAGTAACAAGGGGTAACAAGAATTTAGCTAAAGCTCTAAAGTCAAATAGAACAAGACTTATTGGCGTTAAGCCTAATGCAAATACAATTAAGAAAAACCGCCCTGCTTCATTAGCTTATGTCACAAAAAGTGTAAATCGCGCGATATTATCCGGCGATCCTCAACGCGCACAAGGCGACAAATCACCAGCAAAGAAAAGAATTAGCGCTGTATCGAAAGCCAACACAATCAAGAAGAAGCGCACGCCTGTAATGGAAGCCAGGCCATTGCAAAAACCAGCCTCTCAGCGTCCGGGCTCAATGACTTCAGTATTGCGAGGCACAATGCAAGCTCTGGCTCAAGCTGACGCAAGACGTATCAGAGATATTGAGTCAATTACAGGGCAAAAAGTTAAGTCACCTAGGAGTCGTAAAGCTACTACAGATGCTGGTGATCGTGTTAGAAAAACAGCTAAAGGTGGTAAGGTTTCTGATACCTTACGCGCTGGTCTTCGTGAGTTAGCACAATCTGATGCTCGCACCATGCGGGAAATGTCAAAAATCATGAAGGATGCGACGCCTAAGGTGAGTGGAGGGAAAGGAAAGGATAAGCTCAAGGAAACCGCAAAACCTAAATTGAACCGCACACCAAAAACAAAATCTGACATATTAAGACAAACTCAAAGAATTATTGAAAAGGCAAGTGCTAAAAAAGAGAAATCTCTATACGCACACGTTGAGTTCAAGAACGAAAAACGAATTAAAAATGCTACGAAGATTAGAGAAGCGATATTTAACCCACCAAAGCAAAAAAAACAAAAACGAGATCCGTCGCGCCCCACCAGTAAACAGCTTGCAGTACGAAGATGGCATTCATCCATGGACGCATGGAATAGGGCTCAAAGAATGATCTAAAAAGCAAAAAGCCCGGTTAACCCGGGCCATTGCTGCTAATTGAGCCTGGTGATAATCAACTTGCGTCAGTTAAGTCGATCCCTACAATCCTCAGATCATCGCGATTCATGCCGATAATTTCCATCTCATGAAGTGCATGCACAGCAGACTCGTAGGTATCAAACAACAAATCATCAGGGCTAAATGCTTGAAAATAATCAGTTGCTCCTGAATGACGATCCAGCCACGTATCACCATGCTTGTATTGCAATTCAAATTGTTTGTTGAGTTGAGCGGTTGCCATTTTAGTTTCAGGTAATGGATGGGTCTCCCCATGACCAAATACTACCCCACTGCACTGCACCCCCGGAAAAATGAAACAAGTTGTAACATAGACAGATCAACAGCAGGTAATCATGGCTACCATAGGTGATCAACAACTAAGGCTATCTGATGATTATGCTGAAGCATTAGACGTGCTAAGCAATCGTGCAGTAGATAATACAAAAGCAGCTTTGCTGCGTTCGTTAAAGCGTACTCTTAAAGATTTGCGTAGATATTATGTTGATTTTATCAATCCTGAACTAAAGCGTACAGAATCAGCCGATGGCGTGATGCGTCGTCCGATGGCATATTCTATCGCAGATAGCAATGCAAAATTAACTGAACTATTGAAAATTGCGCAATCATATTTCCCGGAAGAAGACCTAAAGCGCATCACAGCACAATACAAGAAAGATTTTGCTGAAGCAATACAACTCGGCGGTGATTTAGGTGCAGAATTAGCACAACTCATCAGCCCAGAAAATAAAGGCAATGGAATGTTTGTTGGCGCAAGTAAAGAAGCTGTTGTCGCGGCAGCTAATACAGCATCAGCTTACATCCGCCGTGAAGTTGAAACTTTTCGTGATGATATTGCACGCATTGTGCAAGATGGCATCGGTCGCGGAAAGGGTTCTAAATCACTAGAGCAAGACATCAGAGTTGCCTTGCTAGGTGCCAAAGATCCAAACAAGATCACGCCTCAGCTAGGTCTTCTACGTCGCGCAGAATTGATCGCACGTTCAGAACTGGCCAATGCTTATACAAATGCGCAAAAGCAAGCCGCCCAACGTAATGGGTATAAGTACGGTAGGTTTATTGCAACACAAGACGAAAGGACTTGTCAATACTGCGCATCAAGACATGGTAGGATATATTTGTTGAGTGAAATGACTGGTACTTTGCACCCCAGATGCGTCTTGGGTGATACAAAGGTTTCCCCTGGGCCTTTCTCTGCGGTTATGCGCGGCTGGTACCGGGGCAACATCGTAACCATAAGACTTGATGATGGGAGCAGCCAATCCGTCACCGGTCATCACCCAGTGTTGACGACTGATGGAATCAAGCCCGCTTGCGCTCTCAGCAAGGGTGATAATTTGATTGGTGATCGCATTAATGTCCTCTCTGATTCCTGCTCTGAACCAGACTTCCACCAGGTGCCAGCCTGCGCCGAGAACATATTTGCGGCGCTTGTTCAATCTGGCGCCATGCCTGCCGTAAGCGTGCCAGTTTCCCCCTTGGATCTCCACGGCGATGGAGTGTGTATTGATGGCAAGATCGAGATTGTAAGGTCCACAAGCCTTCTCGAAGGTTACTGGAAAACCGCGACAGGCAAGAATGCTGGCGAGGGCAATAGCGCGAGTCGATACATGGCTTTTAGACAGTTCTCTACCTTGCGCCTGCCTGATCTGACGATCCTCGGGCTGGGGGGTGCCGCGTGTGGCAGCATGAGCATTCTGAGTGAGGCGCAATCTGTCCTCGCGGGAGGATTGAGCCATGCGGAGATACATAGAATCACTACGTCCGCGTGGCGTAATCCCTCGCTCACGCAACCTGTTGTCAATGACACTTCGACTAACAAAAAATTGCTCGGCAAGTGCTTTGACGCTTTTCCCGGACTCGTACAGACTCACAATATCATCGACATTCAGATGAGCGAATTTTCTGGTCATGTTTACAGTTTTGAAACATTTTGTGGCTACTATTATACAGGATCCCAGTCAAGGATCGTTAACCAAAATTGCCGATGCAGTCTATCTCCAGTATCTGATCTTGCAGTAGAAGAAACTGATCCAGACTTGCGGCGTGAATTATTAAGAGAAGACTTCTGGGAAAAAGAACGAAGTAATGTATGGCAGAAATTTGCTGATACAAAACAATGGCCATTTGATAAGGCTTCTAAAGTATTAGAAGAGCACTTAAAAAAACCATCTGCTAGTGAAAAGCGGCTTTATCCTGATATAAAAGAAGCACCTAGGCCTGTCGTATGATTGTTGCAGATCATTAAGCCTGACCATTCTTGGTCGCTGTCGCGGTAGTATATGAAGGCCAAGGCACTCCAGCACTGGCTTTTAGCTCTCGCAAAAATGGAATCAACTCCTCTCAAAACAGGTGATCGCGCTGTTGTTGTCGTTGATCGCGGATGGATCTTTGCTGGTGATTTAACCATCAACGAAGATTGCTTCATCTTGTCTCGCACGGTTCATGTATTTTCATGGAATCGAATCGGCTTTAATGGCATGATTGCAAATCCTAAATCTACTGATGTTGACCTACGGCCAATGGAACAACTGATTGAAGTACCCAAAAAATCAATCATCTTTTCTGTGCCGGTTGATCAAAACTGGGGGCTTAATTAGCCTGGCGACGTAGTTCTTGGCCATCACTTATGTGGTGGCCTTAATTTAATTTTTATCATGCCTGATCTATTCTTTTTTGCCGTCAAAAGTGATGGCTATGGCGATGGCAATGGCTATGGTTTTGGCGATAACTATGGCTATGGCAATGGCTGTGGTGATGGCTTTGGCTATGGCTTTGGATGGGGCGATGGCGATGGCTATGGTTTTGGCGATAACTATAGCTATGGCAATGGCAGTGGTGATGGCTTTGGCTATGGCTTTGGATGGGATGATGGCGATGGCTTTGGCTTTGGTGATAACTATGGTTATAGTTGCGGAGGTAATGGATGGTAACCCCAAGAGTTTTTATGCCTGAACTTTTCTTTTTAGCTTGCAAAAAGTCTAACTCTGGCGCTAGAAATGGCAATGGTTATGGCGATGGACATGGCGATGGACATGGCGATGGCGATGGATATGGTTATGGATATGACAATGGCGATGGATATGGCGATGGATATGGTTATGGCTATGGATATGGTTATGGCGATGGCTATGGGCATGGCTATGGCGATGGTTATTAACAACAACCTTAGGAGTTTTTATGCCTGAACTTTTCTTTTTTGCTTGCAAAAAGTCTAACTTTAGCCTTGACTATGGCAATGGTTATGGCTATGGATATGGCAATGGTTATGGCTATGGATATGGCAATGGTTATGGCTATGGCTGTGGTTATGGCGATGGACATGGCTATGGCGATGGCGATGGCTGTAACAATGGCTATGGATATGGTTGGGGATATGGATATTTTGGAGGCGAAGGTTTTGATTATGGCGACCCCTTTGATGATTATGATCAAAAACTTTGGCTTTATGCTCTCTTCACTGACCAATGAAATTTATATTGCAAAATTATTCCCTTGTTGGTGGATTAGCTAAAAACGTACCGAATGCCCCTGCTGCGGTTAATGAATTAGCAGCAGCAAATCTCCACGCTTCAGAACATTGATTTGTTTTGCATGTTACCGCACCAAAACCACCGATTGCACTAATCAATATGCAACCACAAAAGGCAATTTCAGTATATCTTTTTGGTGTCATTTGTTCCCACCAAGCTTGTAATTCATGAGTATAATATCTTTCTCATGGTTTTTCACGGTAGTTTCTATCCTATCCACACGTAAAGTAAGGTTTCTTACTTCTATCAACCCTTCGCGTTGCTTATCGCTAAGTTCATTGAGTTGACTAGATATTTTAACAATTCCAGTGAAAATTGCACCTAAAGCTAGTAGAATTATACCAGATGTTAAGGGTTGATTGATAAAACGCCATGCTTGATTACCGCTTGGATCAGGTGTTGACGCCATGGCTCACGCTTCGTTACTAAAGTTTTCCCGTAATTATACCTATTGACACTAGAGTAGCGCCTAAATTGTGTTATCACGCGGGTCGTTCATCATTTCCATGGCCTTGGATGTACGCTCGTTTGGAGGCTCTGGAGGCTGTGACATCGCGGGGTTTCGGGGGATCATAGCAATAGCTCAAATAGTTGGCGGAGCCAATTTGAATGAATGCCCTACAGGCAACTTGCCTTGTATCCCGACATCATGCGCCAGATAACCCTCATAAATCTGCCTTTCGTTGGTTGATAGGTTGCCAGGGACAATGATTGATTGACCAACTAGCCAGGATGTATACCTGCCAAAGCTAGTATCACTGCCAATGTTTATTGAAAAAATGCCTAGTGTTTGGTTTAGCGGTGAAGGAACAACTAAAGTTCCATCCAAAACGCCATTAAAATATGTTGTGACGGATGTGTCTGTTATTTGCGCACAGAATAGGTTCGTTTCGTTCAACGTGACCGTTGCGGCGCCATTGCCATCATAACTGCTTTGAGTACCGTTTGCTCTCGTTAGATATAAGGCAGTCTTTCCATTTGATTTAATGAAATAACTCCATCCGGCTGTAGCGCCGGTGTTTCCAGTGTAGAATCCGAACATGGTATTGTAGGAATTTGTAAAGGCATTTAGTCTATTCACCTGGAATACAGTTATCGGATAATCGTATGCCCATGCCTCAGGTACTCGCTGAAGCCTGTCATTTGATCCATCAAATGACATTGCGCTCTTGCCGTTAAAGCCTGTAGCGTTTTGCACTATTAACGGCTGTTGACCAGCCGTCGCAGACGTAAAGTGTCTCAGATTGCCGCTTAGATCGCGCACTTCACTTATAAAGTCATTTGTTGCAATAATACTGGCCGGATCTGAGGGGTTTTGCCACAGGCTATTGGTGGCATTTGCTGGTGTCCATAATCCTCCTGCCGCCGCGCGATGTGGGATCCAGATCACCATCAGATGGCCGCCTCCCACGTCAGGGATTCGCGCTGCGGTGTTGCTGGATCATCAGGCAGGAACTGGCCATCCTCTGCCCTGGCTTGGACCACGACCCAGACCTGGCCATTTGCATCTGTCCAGGTCTGACCGGCGAACTGCGGCGGAGGTGGTGGGAGCAAAGAGTAGATAGCCGCCATGTGATTCTGACTCAGGAGCATTTGAAGCTCCGCCACGCCCTCAGGAGTAACTAGGTTTTGCAGTTTTTCCATCAAAAACCATATCGCCGCTTGTATAGCTGTTCTGTTTTCTCTGTTTATCATTGCATTGAGAATGGCGCTAACAAATATCGTCATCGCCGCACTTTGATCGCCTGATTTTCCGGGTGTATTAACCACCTGGAAGTACACATTGCTCGTAATTAGCCCATCGTAAAAACCCTGATAGTTTGGCTCTGGCGGTACAATAGTTCGATCGCGCACATCCCAGCCCCAAACCCATTGGTCGCCTTCTTCGTCGATCGTCCGCACGGAGACCAGCTCCTGCAGGTCTGGATTTTCAATCTCTGGCTCAGGTAACTGCACGATCTCCAGAACCCGCCAGGGGGGATCTTGAAGGCCGATGACTGGCCCAGCGTCGGTTCGGGGGTAGGACCGGATCTCCTGCGTTTCGCGGTTCCACAAAACTTTGGTTGTCATGATGCCCTCCGAACATCAGTAGAATAATGCAACTCAACTCCACCACTCGTCCCGGCTTGTGTCAGATGAAAACTGAGCACAGATTGAGCAGGTATAAGGTTTCCACTTGCAATAAAGGCTGTAGAGAATACAGCAGGCACGGCGGCGGTTGCACTGCTGTTTTCTGTTGCGTCGATTGTCGGCAGTGTTTGAAAGATTGACGTACCATTGATTCTTATATCAAACTGCATTGCTGCTCCTATTGGCGCAACTTTGGCAGACCAAACCCCAGTCTCAAGCAGTGTGAAATTTTTTGGCCAATACTGAACAGTTCTAAGCGTTTTTGGTGTTGTATTTGCTGTATCTTGGTCGCTCAGTTCAACTATCAGCGCTTCAGGTTGAAACTGGTGCGCGTGATCTGCCGGGGCCGCCTGATCAGAGCTGCCAGCGGCAGCCGTGGCCGCCAGATTCGCGGGCGCCTGTGCGCTCAGTGCCAGGTCGGAAGTGCCCGCCCCGATCGCCCCCCGCGCCGCCGCATCGTCAACCGCTCCCACCACTGCCCGGCCCACAGAGGAGCTAACCGTCTGCCACCACGCTTCCACAGCCTGCCGCACGCGCAGGGCCGTCATTCCCCGCCGTGTTGTTGCCGTCCCCTCCTCGGCTTCAGCCTGCGAAATAGTCTCCGCAGTCCATTCCCGCGCATCTGTTAATCGAGGATCGTCAGTTGTAACCGCCCCCACGTCCGAAGGTGTTAGTAATGAATTTCTCCATAATCCATCTGATGACAATACTAAAGTGGGTCTAGGCGCACCAACCGCAGGTGGGCTTCCCGTAATCAATACATCATGCAATTCATTTAATTCTTGCCCATTATCAACCTTGACATAAATAGCGCCACTCGTGCCGGGTCCCTTCTTTTTGCACCATCCTAATATAACGCCATGCGCAGGTGGTACTGGTCTAACACTTGTTGTTTGCCCAGTGGTTTCAGATAAAAAGATAAGTCCACCTTCAACAAGGTGATCTGTATTTATACCGCTAAGTTCACCTTCGGTTAAAACAAATCCATTTGAATTATGATCAATATCTGACTCAGTAAATCCTAACGTATTTGCTGCGGTTGACTCTTCTGATGCATCAGCTAATGCGATCAATAAAGTTTCTCCAGATGATCCAGGAGATGGAACACGAACAACAGATCCCTTCGGTATAAGCGTTCCGGTTGTATTTCTTGCTGGCTCTCTTGTTTTTGTTGCTACATCTACCGTAATAGAATCAAGTTTTGCCTTATCGGTACTGGACTGCAATCCCGATACCAATGATGTAGCCAGAGGAAGTGTTACATCATCTCCAGTGCTGCTAGATAGCAGCCTAGTATCTGGATTATAGGTTAAATTTGTCCCCGCCGAACCAGATGCAACTAATGCACCATTTACAATAGATAATCCAGTTCCAATTGCAACCCTAACAAGCGCACCATTAGTGCCAGATGTTACAATGCCAACATCTTGATTTGCAAGACTAGATAAGGTTAATCCAGCGAATGTAGGCGAATCTGCGATACCTAAAGCTTGTGGCAGTCCAACTTGTTCTAGTTGGATTAACTTATACAAATAAGGTGTGTTGCCATCTTTTACTACTGCATAATTTGCAAGACCAACCCCTGAAGGCAGCCCTATCCCAGGCGGCCCCGGTATTGCTACGTTCACTACAGCAGGGCAACTCATATCGGATCCCTCCTGCTGGTGCGTAATGCAACAGTAACTGGTCCCGTGGCGAGAAAATGATCATCCGCCTCGGTTGCGCCAGGTGGCCAGCCACCACAATCAAACCGATAAGTCCTGCCAGCTTTAAGCGCATTGACTAGATTTTCTGGAAAGATTAAATCTAGCACCCCGCTGAATGGTGTTGATCTTATCGTAACTGGCCATATATTGCGTCCACGCGCATCACTTACAGTTGCATTTATATCCCAATCAACAAAAGGCCATGGTTGAGTCCGTGCGGAATCAACCCAAAATCTAAGCGGGAGCAGGGCATCTTTACCCTGCTCCATCTCCCAGGTTGTAGTCACCCAAGCCATGGTGCCACAAGTTCTAGCCTAGTTTTCCCGCGCTATTCTCTTCCTCCCATGCTTCATTTTGTGGTGTTTCAGGATTGTCAGCAACAAACTTTCCTCCCTCCGTCCTAGCGCGACGCCTTGCTGATTGCCGCAAGTTAACCCTAGGCCTAAGATCTTCTTTTTGCTTATCTTCTTCCACGACTTCCGCTTCCGCTTGAGTCGCAACATCGGCCAAGCTTCTCACGAGTTGTTCATTTGCTTGCTGGCTAGCATGTGGATCAAATGCAAAAGATTGCGTCATGATGTTTCGTAGTGAACAGGTAATAAAAAAGGGAGGATTTCTCCTCCCACAATTCTAACGCAACATCACCATCAAGCAGGTTGATAGTGAATCACAGCGCCAGTAGTGTTTGCAGGAACAGCAAGGCCATTTTGACCCTCTCCAGTGCCAGTACCAGCCACAAGACGAATGGCAACAACACGTGGATCAACTGTAAGCGCAGGGGAAGCCGCAGCTTTCACCAATGTTTCAAGTTGCACCTTGGAAAAAATAGCTTCGCTTGGATTTTTTCCATTGAAAGAAATGCTGCCGATACGCACATATCCAGTAGGATTTGCATCGGCAAGTACACCACCAGTCGGTACATGGGCTACTTCAATAAAGTAGCCACCAGATGCATTATCTAATGCACCAACAGCAACAATCAACGCATTAGGTTGACCATTCAATTTGTCTTGGATTAATCGCGCAGCGCCAGTGCGCGTTTCAGCCAAAACACCTTCTCCATCGCGGACACTTCCAAAAAGAACGTTTTCGCGGCTACGAAGATAGGGACGTTGAAGGAAAATTCCAGTGGGGCGAGACATGAGTTACCTCAGATAGGGTTGACAATGATCACAAATCAGGCAGTGATGTCTGCCAATGTGATACCAGACAAAGACGCAATTGAGTTGGGATCTTCTACCACGGCGCCGCAGTGCCAGGTGAAGCGCGTAGCCCGCGTGGCTGTAACAAACGACTCTGGTAAGTCGTAAATCACAAGCCCACTGGTTAATTCAGTGTTTTCGTTGAAGGCCGGGCCTTGAATACCACTGGTAAAGCCTTCGCCGAGGCGAACACAGTAGATAGTGGTTGTACTATTGGCTTCAGTGAAGGGCTGAATCGGAAGGTTGTCATCCCGAACATCAGTCTCAATCAGTGGTATGCCGTCATACATCTGAGCGGATCGACCAAGTTGGTCGATGCCTTGAATGTATAAACCAGACACACCAATGTTTCGCACTGCAGATCCAAATTTGGTTTTCAATTTTTTGGGAAGGATTATTACCTTCTCATCATTTGGACCATCTACTTCAGCAATAAGTTCATCGAGTTTGCTAAGCTTAAGGCCTGCACCTCCTGAGGCATTAACTAATTGCTGAGAAGCTGGAATCTGCTTCCTGATGCCGTCCATTTCGCGGCCGCCACTTACTGCATCATCTCCATTAAGGAAGTCATTTTCAATAGCGAGGCGTAATGATTGAACAGCAGCCGCAACCTGTCTGTTATGAGTGCTAGCACCAATCAGGGCAAGCTTAGATGCGTCAGTTCTAATATCATGACTGTAAATATGCACATTTTGTGCGCCAGTCACGCTAGTGCCCTGACCACGCTCAGATCCTTCATCAAACAGACGAGCTTTCACCTTTGGAAGTTCATCTTGCTGGGCAAAGTTATATGTCATCCCAGGAATGTTCACCCAGGGAATCAAGCCAGCAAGCGGGCCATTTCGCAGGATTTGCAATGCAGCAAGCTCAAGCGCAGGTGCTCCGAGTTGAGCACGGGTCTCAAAATGAGACCAAAGAGTAGTGGAAGACATTTGGTACAGTTAGCGAGAAAAGATGTGTCACCACCGAAAATTGCATCTTCGCAAGCATCGCGCTATTGAATACAGCAACCACGGGAATGCCTTCTGATTTCGCATCAAAAAGCGGATAGATTTGGCATCGCGCCTCACCTATCCGCAGTTTTCCCGGTTTAATTTTTTGTCATCTCATGCCATAGTGCTGATCCAGTAAATCATTGGGATTGGCTTTTCTTAACTCATCCAGGCTACGGGTTTGAACCGTGCGGATATTTCGTGCGCCTGCAATACCGCCTGACCCTTCACCTGATTTGCTCTGAAAATACTGAGCCACAATAGGCGACTTGTCCGCAATATCATCAAGCCACTTGGCTGGATCGACTGGCTTGCCGTCCTCAGTGATTGGATCACCATCACGATCAACTACCACTAGGTCATTAGTTTTGTTGTCCCATTTGAGATGTTTTTTTCCGTGAACATCCCACCATGCATCAAACGATGTTGTGCCTAACACGGGATCAACTTCATCTAGTCCCTTATTTAGGCGAAAAATGGCTTGTGCTTTGGTTTGAGTTAACAAATCAATTCGAGCACGTTCGGCTATCTCGGCAGTTTGCCTAGCAGCGCGAACTTCAGAATCAGCCTTCTCGCGAATGCGCTTTGTCGCCTCAGCAGTTTCTCTCTCTTGTCGATCAAGATCCTCCTTGAGTTTTGCAGCCTGCGCTAGCGTTTGTTTATACAATTCAGGGTTGATATTAGCAACTTGCTTAAGTTGCTCCTTGAGTTGCGCTAATTCGCGTTCATGCTGCTTTCGCGCTTGCCGTTCTCGGCGCAGCGCTTCCTTTCCGCTGTCTCCTAATGATTCGTCATCAAGATCACTACTTTCATCAATAGGTGCCTCAGTGTTGCCACCACCGCCATCAGGTTGCTCGCTTGCTGGGGCGTCATCAATCCAGGGATTAGGTAGATCCTCGGCAAAGGGGAGTCTGTGTTGCCAAGAGAATTTCATGAAAAAATCGGTGAATCGCTCAGCCGATATAAGGGCTCTCTAGTTTTCCCGATCGCTAACTTTTTACCTGTCTTATTGCTTCTTTGATTATGCGAGTTTCTTCGTCACGACTTTTTAACCGTGCTCTATTCGCAAGGGATAACAAGGCTGATATTTCTACTATTGAATCGTTTTCCGATTGATTGCTAGAGGTCTGCATAGTTAATACTAGAAAATGAGAATAATATGTTTTCATTGTATATCACTGTGGTATTCCCTACGCCGTTACTTGATTCACCTGGACTATCGGCATCTGGTCCTGCAGATGGCGCTTCAACTAAATAAAGTACATATAAAGATCCAAGCCTAATTTTAACATGATTTACTTGGTTAAACTGAGGCATCTCATACATGACAGTAAACAACCCTCTTAGCGATAGCGGAAGACTATTGGTATTTATGAGCTTAATACCTGTTCCAGATCTACCTGGCAACCGTATTCCAGATTCATAAGAAATTGTCCCTATTGTTTCATTTGAATAATAAGTAGTCCTGGAAATTAAAGATAAATATGATGTAGAAGCAGCAATTTTAGCGATTGTTCCATTGATTGAAACTGAATTGATTAAGTCAAACAATTGTGCGTCACTATTACCAGTGTCTACTGTTATAGCAGTGTCGGTCTGCATTACTAATTCATTGCTATTTTGATCGAGTACAAAATAACTACTGACGCCATTTCCTGAGCCCTTGTAGGATCCTGTAGATTTATATGTCATATAAAAATACACTTTTTTAGTGGTTGAAGTTGGTGCAAACAGTGAAATATCTACTGAATAATTATTTGCACTATTACTTGATTCACGAGAAGAAAAAGCTGTGGAAAAATTTTGCGTACCTGCAATCGAATGTTTTAATAGTATTTCTAATTTAGATCGTGCATCCGTAACAATTTCAATGAAGCGTGGCTGTGTTTTTTGATCATTTATTTCTGATTCCGATAATTGAACTTCGTATGGACTAGGCTTTAATTCTCCCAGATTCTCTATACTATCGGTTTTATCGACATAAGCAATAGGTTGTTTTGTTATTGGAAACAAAAAATATAAAAACTGTTTGTAATAACGCTTTAGCATGTCAGTGCTTTTTGACACTGCTATTGTATAGTTGTATTCTTGGCTGAATACTTTTCTCCACAAAGCTAGACCTACAAGGGATATACTGCCGCTTTCATTTCCAATTGATTCTACAATTACCCAAGAAAATGGGGTTTCACTTGATTTTGGAAGTGATGCGGTTAGGCTTGGATATTCATTCACCGCACGTTGTTGCTCTTCAATGATTTGTTGATTTGCAACAATAGGATCGCTCAGTATCTTATTGTTGATCTTGTTTTGTCGTTCTCTAATTGATAACTTATTCCTATTGGCAGCCTGAGTAATTCTTGCCGCTTCCAGCAATTCAGGCGGAAGATCGATGCCAATTTTTGTGGTCATCAGATCGGACTAACTGTAATGTCATTTGCAAGAAGTCTTATCTTATACGGTTGGCTAACGCCTGGCGCAAGTGTAATGGTTGATGGTTCAATAAATAAACCACTTATTGATGTGCTTGTCCCAAACACAAGATACACTCTATTATAGCTAAAGCCACTGCCTGATGCCGTGAAAGTAGCGGTAATTTCAGGCGATTGAAACATTGCGATAGTATTGTCATAACTCCCGGCGCCAGGAGTGAATGAATACCTAGCATAACCATTTGTCGATGGTAGCTCAACCGCGTCCCATTCTGCTGTTGTTGAATTAACTGTTAGGCTGCTATCAAAGGCCAGACATAGCCTGGCAGGAACGTTTTGATACGCTAAACTATAAGCTCTTCCTAATTCAAAGTTGCTCCACTGAAAAACAGATGCCATTTTACTAATCCTTTGTGCTAATTTTCCCGTTATGGGTTGGGGAATGACGTGGGGGGAGTGAAGTTTTCTGTATAAACTTCGTCAAGCGTGATTCTGATCGGTCCTATCCTACCACTAAAATCATAATCAGAGAACATTAGCCCATTAGGATCAAATCGTCCAATTGATAACTTATCAGGCTGAGCACCACCAATAGATGTGCCAGTAGTTGGGATATATTCATCACCCAAAACACCATCAATGTACGTCTTAAGTTCATCGGTGCTTCCATTGTAAACCATAGCAAAATGCACCCTAGTATTTGCAACGGCTTGGATGCCGATAGAATACAAATCAGGAACACCAACCGCCCAGTTTCCTTCTGATATGCCTAAATTAAAGAAATCAAGAACCGATCCAGTAGTGTTCAGCAATGATAAAATTCCTAGCGTATTAAATTCATCTATATTGGTACCATCAGGTGTCAAGAATCCTTCTATTGTCCACCTATCATTAGTGCCATCCGGTAGTGACAACGCTGATCCACTGGCCAATAAATAATCACCATTTCCATCTAATAAAAGCTCGTTATTGTTGATTTGTGCATTTCCGTATGCTGTTACGGGGATTGCATTAGCGCTTAGATCAGTGAATGTTGTACTACCATTGCTTCCGGTCATTTGTAGCAAGAATACAATTGATAGTGTGCTTTCTGGATCACCTTGTATTGCCCCTACTTGCACGCCACCAACAAGATACCTTGTCTCCAATTCGGGCGCTGTCATGACGCCAACATTCACGCCACCATAAAGGTAGATCGCCAAATTATCACGAGGCATGGCTTCAATTGTTGCACCAATGTTTACACCACCATCTAGAAATAGTGTCTCACTATAGGGTTGAATTATTGCTGATGGATTCAATGTTGCGGCAAATACTGGCGGTTGATTGGTCGGCAAAAGTGCAAACAATGTACTTAAATTTACATTCAACGGATCAAACCCTTCTGGGATTGCAATTGCATTAGGAGGAAGCGGATTATTGTTTGTTGTTACTACATTTAATGCTGGCAATGAAGATACGCCAGGAGCCAAGGGAAACCATGCGTTATTTATATTGCCATCAATTGCACCCCAAAACAAAGCATCAATTGACACCACAATTCCTTCAGTGCTTATAGTCCACGTCATTCCATTTACTCTATATGCTGCTGTGCAATCATTAAACCTAAGATAAAACAAGTCAAACGGTGCTACCGGCGCATCAATTAGACGAATCTGTATCCCTGCTCCTGATCTATTTGCAAGTAATAATTTATTCTCGATTCGAGCATAATTTAACGCTTTTTGCGGTGCATCTGATAGCGTTAAAGTCCATACAGTAGATCCATTAACAATAGTTTTTGTAAATTTATCATCTGGTGTATAAGGTGGAGATAATTCCAGCCTAGTTTGTGTTGTTGCCGATCCTGTATCCCATACAAAATTAGTTACTTGAACACTTGGCGGTTCTTTTTGATCTTGACTGCGATTACGCTCTTGTTGACTTGGCCTACGTCTAAATCCAAATTCTCTCTCTGTTCTTATATTTATTTCGCTCCCATATTCAGTCAATGAACCCGCTATATTTAACAATACAAACACATCCGTATCAAATGTGCTTTTTTGTATCGCATCACTTCCAAATGGTGTATTAACAAATGGTACAAAATTTCTTGTTGTTGTTTTTGTTATGCCGGATGTGACATCCCTATCAAATTCAACAATTCTTCTTGAGCTTATGTACGTCCCAAGAGCCCTAAAGTCCTGGACAGATCCTTCAAATCCGCATGATCCTGCAATATCAGCTCTCGGAGAAGTTTGCTCAAATGATTCTCTTATTACAATCGTATCATCAGGCTTAAGGACTTTTGGATATATTATATTACTACCTGGCGCAGCGCTGATTGGTGTTTTGTATTCATATTCTGTAGTGCCAATAGTTTGCCCCATCAAGCCGGTAGTGGTTTCAACCCTTTTAACTAACCTATCTTTTAGATCATAACTTGATACACTAACTCTTGATGTAGTAAATGTACCGCGTTCTATCTTGTCCGGTCCTGAATGAATATATTGCTGTATGCTTAAACTTTCTTCTCTTTCCCAATTGCGCTGCTTTATTTTGTTTTCATCATTTGCATTAGGGTCTGGTGGCTTAAGTTGTGTGGTTTGATATGATGCATAAACAGCTTCAGCCGGTAACTCGCCAATTGTTTGTGGTGTTAAATCTATGATTTGTTGTTCTGTCAGTAGTGGCGCAACAGCAAGGCCTTGATTCAAGGATATAAATACAACTTGTTCATCTTCATTCAATCTACAACGAAAACATTCTGATTCTGCAATTTTTGCTAATTCTTGGACATATCCAGCACTCAGGTCCCACTCATCTGCAATTCGTTGATTCGTGAATGGAATAGCGGATGCAGCAGTTAAGCCTAATTGTTCTAGTATTGCGCTCGTAACAAATGCGGCAGAAATAGTTAGTGTTCGATATGCTCTTTCTATCGCTGTTATTGCAGGATTTGATTCTGCTACATTTGGATTTTTTAATGGTGCTTTTCTGTTTTCAAAATATGCAAACTTACATCCGACTGATACTGTTGTGACGCCTCTTAGTGGATCTGCAAAGCTGCTTAACACACGTAACTTACGAGGGATGCGACTGATCCATCTTTGACCATCGCTCGCCGCTAGATATACTACATCACCCGGATTAGGGCGATAAAGACCCTGCAGGTTAATTGTGCCCGTAACTTTAATCACGCCGCCTCCAGACCCCTGTAGATAAGACTCAGACAACGTCGAAGCGTCCGCCGATAAAGGCCCTAGATTGCACCATGCCCATGATCTGGTATCAACAGCCATCAGCGTATTTTAATGATTTTTAAGTTTACATCATACGTTGTATTTCCAAACCTAGTCTTAGCTACAGGCTTTTGATAACTCACGGGGAACCATGTATTAACTGCTGGTGTTGATGCCGTTACGGTATTGATCCATGTTTCAAGATTGTTCTTATTTGTTTCTGTAACCCATCCTTCAATTTCCTTTGATTCTTGTAATGTTAACTTTCCTGTAATCACATGCACGCCTGCAGGATTGCGCGTTGGTTGTGGTAACTCATCAAATGTAACGGGATAACTTAATAGGTTAATTACAGCGGTTCCAAGTGTAATTGTACCTAAATTCATTCCATCTTCATCTGTATCATCACGCTCTTCTAATAAAACTTGAAGCGCTTGTGTTGCATCAACAAAATCAACAGATACCCTAACAAAAATACCTGCATCTTGTATCCTTGGGGCATTATCAATCCAACATGCTTTATTTATCCACGAAAACCCAACACCAGATCCCGAAACCGCAACGGTCGCACCAAGCGCACCAGTTTTTTGTGGATCTTCTTCCGTGATCTTTACGTTTCTCCATGCTCTGAATAAATTCAGTAATGCTTCAGCATCTGCCCTTAACATAAATCCTTCTATTGACAACACTTCTGATGTGCGTCCACGTCTTGTATTTGCTTCATTAAAGCTAAATGGAGCCTTAACTAAGCGATCTTGTATTTCTACCGTATGAGTAGAATAGCTAACCGTAATCATGGTTAAAACCCTCCTGTAGTGCGTAATAACCTTGCATTGCTTGGAATAGGTACCGTAATACTCCAATCCTTAGATGCTAATTTATCAATGCTTTTTTGTAACTTACCCATGGCTAAAGTTTGTCTCATCATCCTATCAGTTATATCGCCTGACATGCCAATAGAATAAGCAATGCGATCTAATCTACCGCCGGTACCGGCTGATCCCCTGCCCGACCCACCTGGCAGTAGACCAGCGCTTGCTAAGTATTCTGATACATTCGCAGGGATAACCATACCTTTTGATGGTGGTCGCCAAAGTGAATTTGCTGGGCGGTTAATCCATGATAATTGGCCAGAGTCAGACAGGAAGCTTTCTCTTCCTATTTCATTGATAATCCAATCTTTATTTGGTGTCACATCCCCACCCGCAAAACGAGCACCACCTAAATTAACAAGTTCAGAGAATACATTATTCCTTCTTGATTGTTGATTCATCAGCAAGTTATCGCGTTCTATCCTATTGATTTGCTGTAATGTTTTTAACTTTTCATTTTGAAATTTAACATCCATTGAACTTAAATTAAGCGCTTCCTCTTGTATTTTTGCCATGTCCATTAGCTCCTTTCTTTCTTGTGCTGCAAGGTTTGGATCTTTACTCTTTGCAAGTGTTCTTTTTAGTTCAATTGCAGCTTGATAATTTAAGAACCTAGATTGAGCAGATCTTGATTCTTGATCTATAATCGCCATTCGCTGCTTAAGATCTAAAGATACCATTTCAATTCTTTCTTGCTCCTGCAAGCCAGCTAGCTCAATCTCCTTGGCCCTGATCGCTTCCTTGGATGCTCTATTTTTTAGGCTTGCGATATAAGCTTCTTGCCGTGCGATTTGATTAGAAATTCCAACGCGATCATCCTTGCCGTTTGTTTTTTCTAATCCTGATTGCAGGCTAGAAAGTACAGCCTGAGCATCTGCAATATCACGATTGATAAATGCACCACTCACGGCAAATTCAGATCTTATCAATTCTTGACGTGCCCTTATTTGTTCTGTAATTGCTTGAACAAGTTGCATCTCAATATCATACCCATTCTTTGATTGCTCACGACTTTGATTTTCTATATCAAGTCGTTTTGACGCAAGATCAACCATTGTTGAATAAGACTCAACTTCACTTGCAATTTGTTCACTTACGGCCTTTGCCGTGGCAAGTCTATTTTCCGCAAGTGACTTATCTAAACTTGCGATTTGCGCTCTTAATCCTAATCCTTCTTGTGATTCAGGATCAACAAGTGCAAGTTGCCGCTGCTTTGATACTTTTTCTCTTTCTATTGCAACTCGATCAATATAACGTAACTCATTTTCATATTGTTGTGTCGTAATCTCTTTTTCTGCTAAGCGGTTAGAAACAATTGCAAGGTATTCGGCTTTTTGCACTTGAATTAACGACAATTCCTTTTCTAAGGATGCTTGCCTGCTTTGTTCAATTAGTGGAATTTTCTTCTCTTCAATCTCCGTCAGTTGTGCTCGCAATGATGTAGTGCTTTCGCGCTTAGCTTCACGTGCAGCAATTTCATTTAACTTTGCTAATTTCTCTGCTTCTAATTGTTGCAATTGAACGAGCCTTATGTTTTCTTCCGCTTGAGACTTAGTAATCTTTCCTGCGGCCAGTTGTTCAGTTGCTGCGGCTTTTGTGCCCTCAACTAATTTTTTGTAAAACTCAAGTTGAGTAATGGACTTATCCTTTTCTGATTCTGCAACTTTATTGATCCTATCTGCATTGCTGATTTGCTCTTTTTGCAGCTTAAGTCTTTCATTTGTCAAGATAAGTAGATCTTTCTCTAGTTCATTGCGTTGTTGTGCCGTTAGATTAGTATTTTCTAACTGGCGTTCAATTGCAGCCTGAGCAAGCAATACTTCTTCGGAATTTACATCAACTTTTATCCTGGCTTTCAATCCTTCTATCCTTTGCTGTATCACGCCTAATTCTTTATCAATAGCTGTCCTATCAGTCTTTGCGGTAATTGGTAGCTTTGTCGCAGCAAGTTTTAATTCATTCACTTTATTGCTTAACTTTTGTATTTCTGTCGCGTCTCTTTTTGCGGCTTCTCCTACGATATTTTCTATCTTTCCCCTCTCAATTTCTTTGTAAATATCACGAATCCTCTCAGCGGCTTCAATTTGGGCAAGTTGTAATGATTCGCCCGCTTCACCTGTTTTTGTGCCATAAAACGAAGGCACTGCCGATGATATTCCTTGCACAATACTAGATTGCTTCATCAGCATTGACGGCAAGATCAATGGAAATACAATCGGGATTGATTGATCCTTAACAGTATTGGATGGTCTACCACCAAATGCAGCTGGGCCACCAAGTTGCCAATTTGCCTTTAACTTACTTCTTAGTTCTTCAACTTGACTTTCAGCTTTTTGCAGATCTAATTTTATCTCCAAGGGTCCCTTAAGCGATTGCAGTTTTACTGATAATTTTTCAATGCGATCTTCGGCTATTTTAGTATCAAGGCCAAGCTCTTTTCCTTCTTCTACTTGTGATTGCAAAGATGTAATTTCATCCTCAAGACCCTTTGTTTCTTCACTTAATTTTCTTACTTCATCGCTTGTAATTTTGATCTGTGATCCTATACCAGCATAAGCAGCAATGCCAGCGCTAAGGCTTAAAATTGCCGTCAAAATAGGTGGCACCTTAAATGTGCTTAATGTTCTAAATGTTGCAACTGCAGCAGCAAGGCTTGTCATCGTTTGCAACAATGATCTTGATGCCTCGTCTGTTTCTTTTATTGCTCCTGTAAATACAGCTAATGCGGCGGCGGCGCCAATTACGAGAGTTGCAGTTCCACCTATTGATGCCACACTAGCAGCGGCCATTTTTGCGTTTGACGCTAACAATGCCCACCCACCTGTTTGGCCAACAACTAGATTTAACGCACCTAGTCCCACGGTAGCAGCCGCTGCCGCGCCAGCTAGCACCACTAATGCAGCTACTGTGGTTTTCACAGGGCCCGGCATTCCAGCGATTGCACCAACCAACATGTTGGCCGTACCAACAAGTGGTCGCATTCCTATAACAGTTACTTCACCTAATTTGTTACCTAGCGCGTCTACAGTTCCTTGCAATTGCAATATTTCAAGCCTTGCGCCACTCATTGCTTTTCTTGCAACATCCGTTGCGCCAGCGCTATTTTTCATATCACCAAACATCTTCACAATTGCTTGTGAATTTTGATTAAGAATCGCCAGCATTTTTGAGCCAGCTTCATCGCCAAATAATATATTTGTAAGCTGCACTTGATCCGCTTGACTTAAATCATCAAGGCCTTCTTTCAAGCGAAGAAATACTTGCTCAAGTGGCAATAGCTTGCCTTGAGCATCAATTACAGTTGCTCCGATTTTTTCCATCGCTGAAGCCAGCCTGGTTTGATTCCAGGCCAGTCCCATAACCTCTGGCGAAGCGCCCCCAGCGGCTTGCTGAAGCTTCGCCAGCGCAAACCTGAGGCCTGTACCTGCTACGGATCCTTGGATGCCAGCATTGGCCATTAGGCCTGTTGCTGCTGCAAGATCCTCAAGATTCACACCTAAAGACTTCGCGATTGGCGCAGCATATTGAAATGTATATCCAAGGCCTTCAATACTTGCATTGCTGCTATTTGCTGCATTTGTTAATACATCAACAACACGACTTGTCTCCTGCACATCCAATCCAAATCCTCTTAATGTATTGCCTACGATTTCACCAAATTGTTGATATGCCGTACCGGTAGCTTCAGCCCCTCGCACGACACCAGGCAAAGCTTTGGTTACTTCATCAATACTAAATCCAGCGCGTACTAATGACGTAGAAAGTTCTGCAACTTGTTTTGATGTACCCGCCGCTTCGATGCCAACTTGTTCAATTACAGTGCCAAGTTTTTGATAACCGCCTTGTTCACCTGCCGCTGCCGCTGCTAATCTGATTTCCGAATCTAATTCAAGGAAGCCACCGACTAGGTTACGGACGGATCCTAGTGCTATAAGTAATCCGTCGGTTATGTTGTTTGTTAGAGATAGTGCCGCGCCTGTAATAGCGGATTCTAATATATTAAATTCATCAAAATCTCCAACTTTTTTCCTGAGTTCATTAAGCTCTCTTTCAGCCCTGTTAATCTCTTGACCAAGTTTTTTGAATTCCGAGGTGTCGATCGGTATAGTAAGTCTACGTTGTCTTAAATCACGAATTCGAGCCTCAAGTCTTGCGGTTAATGCAGCAATGCTATTAGTGTCAACATTTAACAATATCTTTTTTTGTCCTATGTCTTCAATTTCTTTTTGTATCTTAGTAATTTCAACTTCAAGCTTTTTGAATTCCGTGCTATCAACAGACACTTTCGTCTGTTTTGTTCGCAACTCATTTAACCTAGCGCTTAGTGCCTGAATAGATTTTGGATCTACGTTTAGAGTGAGAAGTCTTTTATTTGCTTCAGTGATCTCATCTTTAATACTATCAATCTCTTTTTGCAGCTTAGTAAAGTCAGAGCTGTCAACATTTATCTTTGCTTGTTTTGCCTGAAGCTCGTTCAACTTAATTCCTAACGCTTGAATAGATTTTGGATCTACGTTTATAGCGAGAAGATTTTTGCTCGCGTCAGCAATTTGGGTTTTAACTTTATCAATATCTTTTTGTAGCTGAATAAACTCGGAACTATTAACACTTACTTTTGTTTGTCTTGATTGAAGTTCATTCAACCTTGTCTGTAATCCCTGTAATGATTTTTCATCAAAATCAACAATTACCTGCTTATTTTCAATATCGCTTATGTTTTTTTCTGTCTCAGTAATTTGCTTTCCTAGATTTGTAAATTCTTCACTATTTACATTAACCCTAAGGCGAGCCTGTTTTAATTGATCTAACTTGTCTTGTAGAGCGGTAACTATTGATAAAACACTTTCAGCATTTGCATCAATAAGAATACGTCGTGACTGAACTTTGCCTAATTCTTTATTTACAGTATCAATTTCTCTTTGTAGCTCAATAAACTCTTTACTGTCGATATTAACAATTGTTTGCTTACTCTGAAGATCTGCTAATTTTTTTGATAGACCAGCAATGCTTCGATCGTCTATTTTTGATGGCGCTGACAGCGCAGCCTTGAAGGCTTGCACGGCTTTTTGCGCGACGTTGAATTCTTTACTTACCTCTCCAATGCTTTTGATCACATTAGGAGGAACAATATCTCCTTTTGCTGTTTCAAACTGAAATTTTTGACTATTAAAAACCAGGCCAACTTTTTTTGCTGCTGCCGTAGCTTGAGCTATTAAATCATCCAACGCTTTCTTTGCGCCTTCACTCAACCCACTACCAAAATCCTTGCCGGCAATTCCCCCCGCTCTTTCAAGTTCGCGCGCAACTTCCTCTTGATTTTCAAGCAGAAGCGCTATAGAAACCTGAAGATCTGCCACGTTTCGACTACGTTATGTTTTATTTTTCCCGAATCAAGGTGTGATCATCGCAACATTAGACGTCCATGTTATTGTATGCTGCTGAAGCCCTGACGTTAGGTCGTCTATTGTTACATCAGCAGCATTAGCGCCAGGAAGTAGCAATAAAATATGATTGATTACAGCGTCTTGATTGAAGATTCCATTGCTAGGCTCCCATTGAATCACGGAAATTCTAAAAGTTGGATTAACATTTATTTGCCCGGTCTCAGTTGTCTTAACCATGGTGCCTTGCGCTGATCTATAGACAATTACTTCAACACCAGACGTGCTACTTGTTGCTTCAATAGATTCATTTGGGAACAAATGCGCTAGTGCTAGCCTTGTGGTGCCATCACGTAAATTATGAACACCTAGCAATGCTGTTAGATCAGTATCCGCCGCAAATAAGTCAAAAATTTCATAGCTGTTAATCGGTAGTGTCATGGCTTGATCTTTCAAATTGTTACAACTGTGCTGATTTTATATCATTATGCCCTAAGATGACAAGGCAACTTGCAAATCTTTTGTGGAATTGTCATTTGCTCAACAATTTGAACTTGAACGCCAATTGCGTGCTATTGATGGTGAGTGTGATACCGAAAAACTGCGATCCTTATGCAAAGACCTGATCCGCTCATGGCACGCGCAAAGATCTGCTACATTATTCTTTATGAAGCAAACATTGCCACAACGCAATGCACAATCTCATCAGGCTAATTTGTGAAGAACCTATTGACTCGCCAAATGATGGTCCGGTAGTCTATGATGTCTTGCAACATGAAGCACAAGCAATGCTAGATTATTTGCATTCTATTGGATGGAAAAAGGTCTCATCCTGGCAACTTTGTTATTATCATGACTGAAATGACTTTTCAGCGATTTTTAGATCGCTTCAATGCTTATTCAGGATTACAACATCAAAAAGATGGTGTAAGGCAATTGTATGACGCCATACAAAAGGGGGCGCCAGAACAGCTCCGTGAGAATGCCCCATGGGCTAAAACATTTTCCCCTGTATCCGTTGCACGCCCGGCGAATCCATTGCCTGTAGCCTATTTTGAGCAGGGTGATAACGGCCCTGAAGGGTGGAGGGAATGCCAGCCAACAGCAGTTTCGATGGGCCTTAACCATTTGCGCGTCAGGGATCCTTTCGGTCCTGGTGTCATTGACGACAACAGTTTTGTTAAGTTGGTTAAGCGTTATGGTGATGTAACAAGTCAATCTGCGGTATCAAAAGCTCTTGACTTCTTAAAAGTTAAGTATAGATTCACCACGAATTGCACAGTTGAACAGGCCAAGCAAGAAATTGATAATGGAAGGCCATTAGCAGTTGGGATGCTGCATCGTGGCCCCGTAACCCGCCCAACAGGTGGTGGGCATTATATTACCATCATTGGATACAACGAAAGAGGATGGATTGTGCATGATCCATACGGAGAACAGGATCTAGTAAATGGAGGCTTTGTTAAGGTCGGCGGCCTTCATGGTATGCGTCTTCAATATAGCTATAGAAACACTAATCCACGATGGACCGTAGAAGGTCCAAATAGTGGATGGGCTTGGATTTTTAACTAATCAAGGTACAAAATGTCAACAAAGTGGTTAAAATGGTCACCCAAAGAGGTGCAAATTTTGCAGTCGCTTGCTGGTGAACTTCCAACAAGTCTCATTCAAAAAAGGCTAAGTAAGTATGGCCATGAGCGATCTATTAGAGCTATACAATGCAAGGCGTATGATCTGGGTCTCAGTCTTGTAGTATCACATTCTTCCTTGTTGCATCTTGTTGATGTAGCAAATTTACTAAAACGCGATCCAAGCGCTATAAGATCACTAGCGAAAAATAATCCAAAAGTAGCTAAAATTTTAGCTCTTAGAAAGATTGATCGCAAGATTTTTATAGCTAGAAAAAATCTAGTTAAACTGGCCTATGAAAGACCATCTTTTTTTGCAGGCGCACCGCAAGAAAACTTGCTATACCTACTAGAAGACCCTGCTTTGGTTGAAACCATTGTAGGTCTATTCCCTTCAAAAGTTATGGATTTTAGGGTTAGGTCATCTGATGGTGAGATATGGGAAAGTGTAAATCAGATTGGGCGCGTATTTAACGTTCCCGCTGAAAGAATCTTTAGGTCTATCAAGATTGGTCATCCTGTTGTCGTTTCAAATGGCTTTAAGAAATGTGCCTTAACATTTGAGCGGATAGGCACACCACGTTCTAAAATAGGAAAGACACTGCAGGAGCTTCAAGGTGAAAGTTCTGATCACAACTGAAGGTGGTTTTATCGGGCCATTTTGGTGGCGCAATAAATCACCTGTTCTTAATGGTCAACTAGCCAGTGCTGATGGTGGATGGATTGATCATTATTTTACACTTCATGGCAGTTGGGGGATGAGCAAGAATTTTGTTTCTTGTATTAAGTTACGCGACGTTGAAATTCATCAAATTAAGGATGGATTAGATGAAATTGCTATATCAGAAATACCAAAGTTTTTTCTTGATTCCATAAAGATCAGCTTAATTCGAGCGCTCATGATCACAACATATAAAATCGCGACCTCTCTTCAAATCAATCACTTAAACAATTGCCTTAATTTAGAATGTCAACCCAAGTAACTTCATTACGCAGAAAAAACCTGCGTCGTCGATCAATGCGATCACAGCCAATGATTCATTGGCAAGTATTATTGGGCTTTATGCTTACATTTTCTCCTTTTGTGGGGTGGGTTTTTTATACTCATCTTGAGCAAATTACCGCCTTTTTTGATGCTAATCAAACCTAGCATCAGCCCTTAACGTTTCCCACCTTTTGACAATGCAACTTGTCTGCTCCCAAAGCGAATTGACCACTGCGCTGGCCGCTGTGGTCAAAGCGGTCCCAAGCCGCCCATCCCATCCAATCCTGATCAACGTGCTGCTTAATGCAACACAAGGATTCTTATCGCTGACCGGATATGATCTGAATCTTGGTATTCAGACCAAAATTACCGCATCAGTTTCAACTGATGGCACTACAGCGGTACCGCACCGCTTGATGCAAGATATTGTATCAAAACTACCATCAGACAGTCCGATCAGCCTTAGTCTTTCAGAAGAAAGGTTGACGATTTCAAGTACAACTGGTAGCTATGAACTTGCAGTCAATAATCCTAGTGATTATCCAGATTTTCCAACGGTTGAAGGGGATCCGATCATATTTCCTGCAAGTGTATTTACTCAAGCCATTAGGCAAGTATCTTTTTGCGCTAGCACTGATGAATCAAAACAAGTTCTCATGGGAGTCAATATAACCAGCGCTGCAAATGTTGTTAAGGCAGCTTGCACCGATGGACATAGACTTGCAGTTTCTACTTATGAAGATGTCAACGTGTCAGGAGATGATTTTAATATCACTATTCCTGCAGCGTCAATAGTAGAGGCAACTAAATTAGCTCTTGATGATATTAGTATTACGACTAATAAGCATAGTCAACTATTGGTTAAGATGGGCAATACGTTATTGACAACCCGTGCATTTAACGCAAATTACCCTAATTATGAAGAGCTAATCCCAAAAACCTTTAAGCAAGTTTTCACCTTAGATCGCAAGGGTTTTACGTCCGCACTTAATCGTGTGGCCACAATTGTTCATGCCGGCAATAACGTGATAAAGCTTGTTTTTGATGGTGATATGTTGTCAATCATGGCAGATGATCAGCAAAATAAAGCTAGTGAAAAACTACCTTTGCAGAATAAAAATACATCTGAAGAGGAATTTATGGTTGCCTTGAACGCGACTTATGTATTGTCGGCTGTTAAGGCAATATCAACAGATCACATAAATTTGTATTTTAATTACCCAACAACGCCTATGTTAATCAAGCCTGATTACAACCTTGATGATGAAGCCGCTGCGTCCATTACAATGCAAACATACCTAATCATGCCGGTTCAAATTACAACTTAGTCATCAAAGGCTAAATCATTACAAAATAAAGCCCCTATCAATTAGGGGCTTTTTCGTGCTTTAATTCAACTATTAACCTGATGTGTTGTCTAAGATTTTGTAGACACCACCTATCACGGTTAATGTAGTCGTGAATTTAGCCAATGTGCCAGAATCACCATCTTCGCTGATACTAGAAAACATGCCGTAGCACAGCAGCTTTTCTGTAGTACCACCAGGCCCGACGCGAAGGTATTTGAAGCCCAATTGTTCGGTTGTGCTAAATGTATCTAAAACCGAAAGAATTTTATGATCTACATTTCGATGTACGGTCATCCCTTTGATAGCAGCACTCCTGCTATCTGTAAGGGAAATTGTAATTGCATTCCCCAAGGTTGCTTGGTCATCAGTGATAACAGATTCAGTATTGGTGGAAGTAGAAAAAGGACCGCCCGTAATGTTATTCAACATAATTGGGCGTCCGGTTCCATTTAATGGGTATACACCATTCACAACAGTACCAGTATCAGCACCGCTAGCAATCGTGGCACCAGTTTGATCATAGGTAATCCCCGTTGATGTAACTGTTTTGACCGGAAATGTGCCGTTGATTGAAGTATTAGTTACGGCTGTAACTTTTACAATATCACCAACCGCAACCTTGCCAGTAGGATCAGCGGAAAATGTAAGCGTCACAACCCCAGTCGATCTTGCTACATTAGTAATTGAAAATGTTTCAGCACCAACAAGCAATTCAAAGGTGCTACCAGTCCCGGAATAGGTTACAGTTTTAACCCCAGAGATAGCCTTTGTTGTATCCAGCCAGCTTGAAAGCAGTGCGCCTTGATTGGCGGCAGCAGTAGCGGCATCCTCCAGTACGATAGAAGAACGCCTCATCGGCACAATATAATGCTGCCGATCAAGTACGCTAGTGTACGCAACTGAAGTAGCCATGGTGAATCAGTGGATCAGTGGATCAGTGGTTTTCTAGCGTTAGTTTTCCCGATTTTTAATTGTTAACCTAGCTTCACCATTGCTTGCGCCATAAGCTCCTTTTGGCACTATATCTTCAGGGATTTGCATTACTACCGATGATCCTTTCTCGTCATAAAATACTCTTGTTGCACCATTGGCGCTTGCTTCCGCGATTAACATGCCTCCCCATTGATCCTGCCCGGCTCGCCATGGTGCTAGCAGCACGGCATCTTCGGCGGCCCAGCATAGCCTAGATGGTGGTGTCACATCCTTTCCTGCGGTTGCTAAATCCTGCAACCAAGGACCATTTGTTACAACATCCGGCAATAATTCCTGCTCCAATAGCGCTAACATTGCAGCACCAGCAGCGCTTGGCGGCATCGGCTTTTCTGTTACTTCCGCATAAAAACAAAAATCTTTTAGGTCAAATGGTTCACTCCTGATTTCTCTATTACGATTTGCCTCTGCATTTAGCAATGCAATTTGAGCGGTTGTTAACTCTTCTCTATGAAGCCTTTCCTTTTCGTGTTTGTATCCCCTCTTGAGCGCCTCGAGGACGTAACGCGACGGGAGCTTGCCGAATGATTCTCTGCTAAATTCAGCGGCGCCTGGCCAGAGTCTACGACATTCCCAGTAGGCATCAATCCAGTTCGTGCGGCTACAATCGACTGTATCGCCGCTTGTAACTTTTTTAGATCATCCTCAATTCCGCGACGTTGCTCTGTTGGGTCTTCATTTTTGCCATTAGATTCCTCTTGTTGTTGTATCGCATATAAAGAAAGCTTAATACTTTCAGGAAGATCAGTTGTATTTTCATCACTCCATTCTGGCTTAATTCTTTGCATCATAACAGTTGCACTTCTTGTTGTGATTTGCGCTTCTAATTCTTTAATTGATTCTAGGTATTCATCCAAGACGCCTCTATAATTAAGTTCAAGCTCTTCTTTTAATGGATCAAGTTCAAAGCCTAATGGCCTAACACCTTTGTGTTCAAAATGTATTGTGCTAAGCATCAAAAACAACTGATGAGATTGTGGGATATTTTCGTAACCATTCTTTTCTAACAGCTCCTTAAGTTTTACAGTAGTCTTTAGCGTGATTCTATAAATCGTATTATCTGGATCAATCTCTCTAATCAATGTTAATTCATGTGCTGTCATATAACCAAAGCGTGGTATTGAAAATCTACCTCCCTGCCACGTAATTTCAAAAGGTTCTAACTCAAGCTTTGGCGATGATTCCCAAGGGATCAGATCAATTGTCATAACTTACGGTAAGCAGAGATAAATGCTAGCTTAAACATCTTACCATAAGGATATGGTTCAATACCTGGAATTGCAATTGTTCCCAAAACTGCAGATGTCCATGGTCTTGCCGGTAGGTCAACTTTAGGTCTTGATTTATCACCCCAAGGGTGAATTTTAGCGCCATAGTGCACTGCTGTTGCATAAACAACAGGCCACTTAAATGTAGCCAGGGTACCTGAAATTGTATAGTATCCAGATGCTCTTAATGTGCCAAGATCTACTATATTACGTGGACTTCCCACGATGATACCAGATGTTTTCTTGCCTGATTTTGTATAGCTACCACTTCGCATTGTTTTACGTGGCCATTGCCATACCTCTGCACCCATCGCAGCCATAAAGGCAGAATTAAGCTCAGGAAATACAAAGGCCGCTGCTTTTTCAGCGGCAAGATTGATCTTTCTATTAAAAGAAGGGTTTAATTTAACACCTGATACCCTTGTTGTTAGTTTCATTTATCTTCCCGCCGCAAATGTTCCAGTAAATTCATCACCCGCAAATTGTCTTACGATACCATCAATTCCACCTTCACTAGATATTGTAGCAATTGTAAGCCAACCCTTTTCACCATCTTTTAAGTCAGGCAAGCTAGTTACATCACCTAGAAATGCTTCTACCTTTTCACCTCTAGGAAAACCAGTAGGTTTTAGGCCGTCATCATTCCATGCCCATGCTGTACCACTATCTAACCAATCATCGCCTGATGGTATCACAGCCCATCTTGTTATATTTCCTTCTACATTGGCAGCACCAAAATGTTGGCCGCCTAATGATTGTTCATTATTTGGTCCGCTAGTATCGACATAGGCTTCAATTGCAACATAATCAAATGATGACCTAACACCTTCGCGTAGGCTTGATGGTAGCGTTGTTGGGCGCTTCCATACCATGCGCATTCCAGGGAATTGAGCAAAAGGCGTTGCCATGATTATGACCTTGCAGGAGGTAACATCAAAGGACCTGATCTAGTTGATTGTGATTTTTTTGTAGTTTTGGTTTTGGTTTTAGCCTTGGTTTTAGGCTTGCCTTTTTTACTGATGCCTTTCATTGTTGGTTCTGCATTCATCAATGCAATAACTGAATCACGCATTTTTTTAACACGATCAAAATCTTTAGGGCGGCCACCAACATCAGGATGCACCTTTTTGGCAATTCTTCTATAGGCTTGCTCAACATCTGCTTTACTTGCTTTTTTAGGATCCAATCCAAATACAGCCCATGGCCTAAAGTTTTTATGAATATCAATACCATTGATCACGCCAGGCCTTTCTTTCCTATTGCGATCACTCATTGGTGTTTTAATTCTTGCTCTATATGCGCGTTCCCATTCTGACCTTGTTTTAGGCATCCTACCTTTTTTGATTTCAGATAAACCTTCTCCAGTACCAGCAGCTCTAGCGATTGTTGCCATTCCAACCTTCCCGCTACCTTTCACTGATTTCATTACAGCACTTCTCATCTCTTTAAGGCTCATTGTTTTAACTGACTTGCCAGTTTCAAACTTGCTACCGGGAACAACGCCGGTTCTTGTTGCCATACGCTTTGCGCGTTGCGCGGCAACATTTACTTTTTTGGTCGGTGGATTAACTTCCGCTTTTTTTGCGGGCTTCTTTTTGCTTTTAGCTAAAGACATCAAGCCAGATGATACCTTTTTTCTTAGCTTAGATTGCTCGCTGGATTGTATTTTTGTCCTGCTTGCTTTTGACACCTCGTTTAATTTTTTCTTACCACGTGTTACAGCACCCTTTTGTTGTGCGCTAGGAGATGCCGCTAGCTTGGCTTTAGAACTTTTCAGGCTTGTTCTGGCGGCCAGGGATCCTTTGCCCTTAATCGCGGCTGACTTGGCCGCCTTCCTTACTGATGATGGCGTCGCCTTTTTACCGCCGCCAGGGGTTGACGAGAACTGCCCCTGCGCATCACGTACGTATTGGGTCCGTTTTTTACCTGACCTGCCGCCACGTGCCATGGGTTGCCTATGCTTTTGATTTAGTTTTCCCTTTCTTTTTAAGCCTGCGGACAATAGGATTTGGATTAAGACCTTTAGCTTCTCGATAGGCAGACATCACCTGATAATCGTATTTTCTACCTGTGCGGCGACCGGCGTAAGTTTCGGCCACGAACTCAGATGTACTCGTGGTAGCGTACTTGCTAACACGCCTGCTAAGTGATAATGGTATTCCAAGTACCTCGCTTGCGAAAGATGAACGATTAGACAAGTTTTTATCCTTTGCGTGACCCATCTCATGATGAAAAGTGTGCATCGGAGATGAACTTGAAAAAAGGCCTTGCTTTCGGCTTTTTATTCCAGCTTTGGCCGGATCAATATAATTAGAATGAGATCTATTGATTGACATTGTACGTGTTTTAGAATTAAAGTTAGCAACGCTGCTACTAGCTCGACTACTGTCGTATTTAACAGGAAAGCCTTGTGATTCAAACATTGATTTTAATATATTAGCATTTGCTAATCGAACTGTTTTGTCATCATTCTTTGGTGATATTCTGTAATCTACATCTGCCTTGCCAGCTTGAAATGGATTTTCCCCCTTCACCGGCTTGGCCGTCACATTCCTTGGTCTAAGGTTTGCCCTAACAAATTCACCAGGCCTTATTTTTTGCTTAACAGCCTTAGTTGTTTCATTTTTTGCGGATTGTACTGCGGGTTGTGATACTTTTCGCTTTTTCTTTATGGTGCCCGATTTTGGCGCAACATTGAGCTTAGCTTGGCTAGACTTAACCGCAACACGCGCAGCCTTCTCCCCACGAGTTACCGCACCCTTCTGAGCCCTTTTGCTAAGCGCTGTCTTTAATGTTTCATCTGATTTATCTATGGCTGCCAGCTTGGCCTTTGATCGCTTTAGGCTTGTCCTAGCGGCGAGCGAACCCTTCCCTTTAACCGCAGCAGCCTTGGCGGCCTTCCTGACGGCGCTAGGCGTGGCTTTTTTGCCTCCAGGCGTCGAGGCAAACTGCCCTTGTGCATCGCGAACGTACTGAGTGCGACGCCTGCCACCCCTGCCGCCACGTGCCATCACAAAGCTCTATTATGATCACACTATTTTTCCCGTTTTATCTATTCAATAGGTAATCCTTGCGCATCAACATTGTCCTCCGCCAAATCATTAGGTGATGGCGCTGGAGGATTCAATAATGCGTTATTTTTTTCGTCTTCAATTAGCAATTGCGCTGCTTCTTTCTTTGCATCAACCTTAGGTCTTAACAACCCGCGTCTCTGCGCTAATGCAAGGAATGTTTCACGCATCATCAACCCTTTATCATAAAGCGCGCTGCACAATTGTAATGTTTCATTGTCAACTTCCTTCTCTGTGATGGATGCCTTCATGTCAATTCCGGCATCATTACTTACGGTCTCTCCTGTAAATATCGTCCACAACCTATACAATGATTGCATTGTAGATTCTTTTGATTCTGCTAAGCTTGTCATGTTTGCTTGAGTGCTAGCGCTTTGTAATTCAACTTCCGTTGCAGTACGATTACCGCTACCATTGAATATAAAATTCATCAAGCTACGATCTATATTGCTTTCAATTTCTTTTAATACTTGCAAGTGTATACCTAGGCTACTGCCGCTTGGTTCCGCAAAGGAAAAGCTACCATTTTCATCAAAAATTTGCATGATATGATTAGGGCCTAATGCAATAGGGACAGGGATAGGTTGTCCATCTGGCCCCATCGTTGTTGGCCTATTGCGATCTCTTAATACAGGAATAGGCATCGCGCATTTATGCAATAATTCTTTCATATCGCTGTAACTCCTATACCAATCTAATGTTAACTTAGCAACAGATAACATCATCGGTGCGCCTTCTCCAATACCATCCCTGGTGTGCCCATACCAAACCACAGGCGGATATTGCAATTTTGCTTTATTTGATCCATAGCCATAAAATGATCCTTCATCAACAACTTCTAACTGAGCCGATGATGCTGTAGCCAACCCCTTACCATTAGAATTATTAGATTCTTCTTTGATCTTGATCAACTGCCAATCCCCACCTCTCATTACTCGATAGAGTGGCGATAACTTAATGCCATAATCATCATCTTCCTCCTCGTGCCATTCAAGAATTGTTACAGCAGAAATTACCTCCCTACCGTTCACTTTAGTCTTGCGCCAATTTAATACATTACGCCTCTCAGTATAAGAAAAAAATGGTCTATTTCTATTTCTAATATCATCATTCCTAGTTTTGTTTTCACTTCTATGTGTATCTACCATGATTAAACATCCATTATCGCGCATCACTAAAGCATCGGCAGCCATGAACCATGCCTTTAGACTTGCGCCTTTACCATCAATATCATTTTGCGCGTCAATTAAACTTTTTGGTGCATTACGTAATTCAAACCTACTTAATGCCCCGGCAAATGCATCAATACCATCCCTAAAATATGATGGATAGGATGATCTCTTTAATCTACCTTCATACGCCACAGATGGTTCAGCTAATTCTTGCGGAAGGTGTTTGCGTTGTTGATTTACAGTTCTAAGTTGTTCCCAACAATCTAAAACTAAATCTAAATCATCAATAACTTCCACCAATCTAGGATGGCGGAACGATGGCAAATTGCCTTTATCTGTTTGGTGGGCAATCTCCTTTTGCACTGTTATCAACCATATAAGCTAGCTCTAGTTTTCCCGTAATCACTTAAAATAAGTCTAGTTGATGCAATGCTAATTCTATAAGTTGTTTAGGTTCTGAAATGCGCTTTTTGGCTCCTTTATTTTGAATACCAACTTCTGTTGGTACCTCTTCAAGTTCTATTGATAAATCAATTTGTTTTTCTGTAGCTATTGAAATACCACTGCTGATTTTTCTTGCTTTTTGCATAAATTGATAAAATGGTCCAATCGCAATTTGTCTTCTCCTTGGATGATTCCAGGCTGCTTCTAGTAAATTTTGATCCGCTTCTGATATGCTTTCATGAGCAGAATCAGCTATCATCAATGCTTGATCTAACTCATAAAATTCTTCCATTTCTTCATCTTTATCTACAGCATAAAGCTTAATGTCAGGATCTAACATAACTGATGTACTTTGCGCTTCTAAAATTTCGCTAATTTCATCAACACGCAAATCTGTATCACATGCAATATCTTCTATTCTTGTTCCTTCACTATGCAACTTGCGTACCTTGCTGGCCTTATCGCGCCAACGATCAGGAAACTTAACACCACTAGAATGGCCTCGGTCACGTAAGTATTGACGCATGGCACCATCAATAAATGGTACGGCAATTGTGCTTAATTTATATGGTTCACCATTTTTAGGGTTGATTTTTGTTGGATCATATTTCCTGCACCCTTTAATCAATCCAATCAATGCAACTTGATATAAATCTTCAAATGGCATCTTTGTACGCATTGACATCAAATGCGCATGTTTTTGCGCTAATTTTATATTATCTAATATAAGTTTTTCGCTGTATTCCGTAGGCTCAGTAAACACAGGCTTCTTATTGGTTGTGCCTAAGCTGGGCTTTTCGATGCTGGTAGCCCTAGGTGTTGATACCCTTTTTGCTCGTGATGACTGGCGATTCATCTGGTGAATACTCCATTTTGATTGCCAATCATGGCATTTTGATTATACATCATTTGACCACCTAAACTTGGATTGGTGGATAATGGCGCACCATAACCCCAGCTAACAGTCTCAAATTTCAATGGACCATTGCCTGTTATGTAAATTACAACTTGACTTACTTCATCTACAATATCATCATGCACACCAGATGGAAACTTGGTTAGTTGATCTATGCATTCATTTGCCCAAGGTGCAGATCTTGGAAAAAATACCCTGCCTGCATTGACTTCAACACTAGCAGCATTAGCACGACCCTCCTTGCTGCCCATCTCACCAATACCAGCCGCAACAACTCTAAATCCATGCGCCTGCTCTGATTCCAGCATCTTAATGATACCAGCGCCATTGGCTTTCTTTTCAATCAATAACTCATTAAAGCAATGCTTTTTGTGAAGTGTTTTAATCATCGTTAATGTTTTTGGAAAATCTAATCTTTCATTCACAAGGTCTATTTTCCATAGGCCATGTTCAGTCTGCCCATATAATCCCATCGCAACCATATCACTACCAGCGGTATCATCAAATGTGCAGTCAACCGATAAAATTTTGCGAATAAAGTGCTTTGGTATTATAGGATCACCTTCTAATCCTTTCCATTGATCACAACTATAAAAAGCAAGGCGATCTTTGAAAAATACAGTGCCTCCTCCAGCGCTTGGCCTTTGTTGATATACAGCTTCCCATTCCCTTGGTGGTGTATTTGCCTTTTTTCTTCTAATAAACCTAGTATTATATCTATCAGGATCTAACGCTTCACCAGGTTTTCTATTGTCGTTTTCTCTTGTTACTGTTGCTGGTAATGGCTTAATATCATTAGCGGGTAGCGCTTCAATCGGTAAAGATATAACGTGCCATCGCTCGCATTCACTTTCAAGACCTTCCTTCTCTAGTTCTAAATTTTTATTAAGTAGATAACCAATTAAATCATATTCATGCCATCTTGTGTGTACAATTACAGTAGAACTTCCGGGTTCTTCCCTTGTGCTAAGAACCGAGTCCCACCATGAATGTACTTGACGTCTAAATGCTGGTGATTCCGCGTCAACCATTGATCTGATTGGATCATCAACGAACAAGAAATGGCCCGGCTTACCTGTACCCTTGCCGACACCAGCAGTCCAACAGCTCCCGATCCCATCATCAGGCCCCCATTCTTCTTTTCCTCTCAAGGAAGGCCTTAGGATACCTCCAGATGCTACAAAATAATCTCTTGCATTTTCACTAAAACCTGTTGCAAGATCTTGTGTATGACAACATATTCCAGCGCTACGATCAGGGAATCGCCTAATGCAATATCCCGGCAAAAACCTAGAAAATATCGTAGATTTCCAATGTCTTGGCGGAAGTTCCACCATAACTCTAGGCAGGTCACCATCAGCAACACGTTGCGCAATAGCAATTAGCCTTTCAGTATGTTTTGTAAATGGAAACCTTGGATAAGCTGTTTTGATATATGTTTTGAATGATTCTTGATAGGGTTCAATTTCTGCTGATCTTGCTAATTCAATGCGATTTTGTGTTTCAATTGCACCAATCAAAGGGAAGCCATCATAAGCATCCCTCGCGGCAACTGATAGCATGTCCATTCGAGAGAATGAACGCATGGGAATTTAACATGTGCTTTAATTATACACTACTCAATCAAAAAGATGGATTAAGCGTAATGTGCAATGCACGTCATCGGCTAAAGTCTGCCGATGGTAAGTTGTTGTTCATTGATCACCAATCTGGAACCAATCCGTAGTTTTCCTCAATGTCTTCGGTGGAAAGTATTTTAACACTTCCGGCTAAAGCATAGATATAATTACCTTTGTTAACTTCACGTATCTTTTCCCAATTAGTAGATCCAGGATAGTAAATCACAAGAAGCTGACTATCGGCAAATTTAACTTGATCGGATGTAGTAATCCGTGGTTCTATCCATTTAATGATTTCCTTCGCACATTGCGGTGTGCCATCATATTCGATGGCACAAAAAATAGCATGGTTTGGTGCAAAGAATGGCATGGTGATTAAGTGTTGGTTGTAAGTGGCGATCGTGGATGGTATTTGCGATAAAGGCCCCTAGCGGCTTGAATTGACTTTTGCCTCCAACCTCGCTCAAATGGTCTTTCAGCCCTTACACCATCTTGCCAGCGATCACCACATCTAAGGCATATCAAATCCGTGCCATACCACGGCGCATGTGTGACAAGCGTGAAGCACATGCGTTTACAAGTAGAGCATGTCAGAATGTTTATACTGCATTTATCGTAGTGACGACAGGAGACATGAAGAATGCTCATGATCTTTCTTGACCTATGATTTGCTTCCATCGTGCAATTACACATCTTGCATATTGAAGACTTGATATTGACCTTGATTCTTTATTCTTAAAAGTGTACCAACCTAAAGACCAAAAATCATTCATTTCAACCAATGAATAACCGCCAAGGTCTTCTCTATATCCAATATCAATAGCATAAGCAATTGGCACGTCAATACCTTGCTGAATCTTTTTGATAATCGCCTTGACTAATCTTTGATCTGGTGAAGGATATTCTTCATCATGTGCATCATATCGGCACCATCCGATGATTTCACTTGCGTAGATATAAAATCTATACTCCGCGGTAAATTTAACTGGATTTGAGATCCAAACTTGCATGTCTTGCCTGGTTATATCTTCTTTTTTTAAGTTAACTTTTATATCACCTGTGAACAACTTAAGCTTAACAGGTTTGGTAAATTCATGATCCATCGCGGTATAAATATAACCTCTTCTAATACTGCGCCTTAAAAAACTATCTAACTGTCCAGGATATGTGCCATAAGAATAATTAGGTGGTAATCTTATTTCAGCTAGTTCGCAGTATTTTTCGACAAATTCAACAGATCCAATTGGTATAACTGCTTTGCTAAGCGGTTTTAAGTATTGGCACAGCTCTGCAAAATCAACACTGGTGTAAAACGCATAGTTTTTTAATTCGTCCCATTCTTTCGCCAAAGGCCCACCTTTTTGGCGGAGAAAACTTATGTTGTAGTTTAAGCAGTGACTTATCAATTCGTCTTCATTATCTGCGCCATCACCACTATCATTCCATTCAATTGCTTTTAGCGCATCAGCAACGTCTAACATGTGAAGCGCAAATTGCCTTCTTAGTCCTGTATTTTTGTTGAAGCCTTCAACAAAATCGCCGCCATCATTCTCTGCAGCATCTATTAGTCTTCGATACAAATAATTCATTGATCCCCCAGACATTAGCTTTCCTCCGTTTTCATTTTGATGCACTGATTACCCCATCTTGCTAAAGCAATTTGACAGCGAAATATATCTAATTCATTTCGTATTTGACACTCGCTTTCAAGATTTTGATTAAAATCGTATAATTTACATTCGCCGTAGCCGCCAAAATCAAAATGAATGCGGAAATAAAACGTATTGCAGCCAATAGCTTTATCGTATTCTTCTATTGTTTCACTAAGCATGATAACATTTGCAATCGCAAACGATTGCCCGTCGGGTAATTTAATCCATCCTTGCGGAGGTAAGAGGCTTGATGTTTCAAATGATTTTTGCTTTGTGTTCATTGTCGTAGCTTCATTGTTCATTGTTTGCAATCAACTGTTGTTGACAAATAATGTCTTCAGGCTTTTTTATCATAGCTCTTCTCCCCCACACAATCTCTATTGTTGCAATTCGTAATGATTCTACGTATTCTGGAGATTGTTGATGAAGCATCATTGTAGCTTCTGCATTTTCGTAGTCTTTTTTTACTGGTTCCCATAATAATATGTCACCATTTTTTAAGGCAATAGCAAATGTCCATCCTATTTCTTTACTTGCTTGATCATCATACAATGGCTTAATGTGATCTTCAATTCTTTCTATCGCGCTAATAGGAAAAATATATCCGCCAAATTGAATCAGCTTTAGACTTGGTTGTTGCCCAGATAGTATTTTTATCTTATGATTTTTGATTGATCGCTTCACGCTAGTTTGATTATTCATTATACAATAGCAGTGACAACACGTTCTAGTTGGCCTTGATATTTTCCTTTTCTATCCCGGTATGTAACCTCACAAGGTTCACCTTCAAAAAATAATAATTGGCAAACACCTTCCTCTGCATAAACTCGACAATCAGCCCCGGAAGAATTGCTAAATTCTAAAGTGAGATGGCCTTCCCAGCCAGCTTCAGCCGGGGTTGTATTCACGATGATACCTAATCGAGCATAGGTGCTCTTGCCAAGGCATATCACGGTAATGTTGGATGGCACCCGCAACTTTTCCAGTGCTACACCTAGCCCATAAGAATGAGCGGGTAGGATGAAGTAAGCGCCATCTTTATCATGTTCTAGGGCGACAGGTTCCAAATTTGCTGGATTAAAGCGCTTTGGATTCATCACAGTGCCTGGCACATGACGAAAGATCAGAAATTCTTTCGCAGACAGGCGAAGATCATAGCCATAGCTGGAGCAGCCGTAGGACAGGACTGACCGTGGCATAGCCATTAGGCCAGCAGGATCCCCGTGTATTTCTCTCACAAGCCCCAGCTCAAAGGGCTCGATCATGCCAGCGGCGGCCTTTTCCCTGATCCAGCGATCGTTTTTAATCATTAAGCGAATGCAGCGTTATCATCTTACATCAAGAAGGTTGTAAATGCGATTTGCAGCAAAACCTTAAGTTTGCAATAACGAAACTTGTCATAACCAACGAAGAAGAAAATAAAAAGGAGATTTTCGTCGATTGATTATTTTTTGGCGCTCAATATCAGCATTAGTAAGTGAACTGTAAAGATTTGGCTTTTTCCAATCAGCAGCAAAATAACAGCAATCATAGCAAAACTCAGCACCATGTCTGCTTTGCTGCGTACAGCCAATACATCCACCGTGAAAATGAATCATAGGTGATATGTGAGTGAACGATTGCCAGATGGGCTCTGGCGGGCCGGGGGGTCAATTAGGCCACGCTGCGCTGATTTGCGTTGCCTCATGTGCTAGTTGATTTAAGCAGTCAGCAAACCCGGCCTGCCACCGGGTCTCGGCCTTGGACACTGGGCAAGCGGTGTGATGGTCGTAGATCAGCACTTTAGCGACTGATTCAAAGGTGTCAAGAGTCAACCCGCATGAGGCGAGCATGGCAGCGGTCTCTTTGTAGTTCATGGATTCACAGCAAATGAGTTTGTGGATCACCATCCGCAGTCGATGATCCGCGAAAGGTGGATCAGACGTGGTTGCTGATAAAGATAAAAACTTCGTTCAGGGCCCAGAGGTTGACCTGAGTGGCAGTAGCGCCTAATTTAATGGCCTTAAATCGGATCGCCATTTCGGCTTTAAGGTGTTGATCGGTGGTCATGGCTGAAGCTGGGCTGCGGAACCTCTCGGCTCCTGTCCCCATATCATAGACCTGGTAAGCCGCGCATCGAGGAAATTGATCAAGTCAGTCATCAAAAAACCCCGGATTAACCGGGGTGGTGATCTTAGATTGATCTCAGTAGTTCAAATCAGGAACTTGATCAACAACTTTATATCCTTCATTTAAGCATTTTTTATACAAACCGCGAGCTTGCTGGCGCGAAAGCATTTTTTCAGTGCAATTACGCATGCCACCAGAAATAATCTTGCCGCTATCGCTAGCGCTAACGCTAATTATTGCGACTCCTGATTCTCTAACACAAAAGCTAATCATATCAATATATGATTTTCCGGAATTTCCGGTCCAATCAAGGCGAAGCGTGTGTGTCATGGTTGGCGAGTGGGTTGTGGGGCATCTCTGCCCTTGTGACCACATCCTACAACCTAATCAGCCACCCGCAAGCCTGTCGTAACAATTTGAAACAATTCATTTTGTATCATCAAAACTATTCACCTTAATATAAAGCCAACTATCGGAATTGAACCGATGTCCTGCGCGTTACAAAGGCGCTGCTCTACCGCTGAGCTAAGTTGGCGAAGCTACGGGCGGACTACAACCCGTAGCACCTTGGCCTTCGATACCCGACACTGGCCACCCAACGAAACCAGTGTGGACGCCCCCCTTACGGATGATGGGCCGACCAAGGGTTAAATTGTATCATCAACTGTGACGCTTATTTTCGTATGCATGATATTCCCAAGATTGAACATACGCTTTAACATTTTCTAATAACCGAAACGCTTCTGCTCGCTCAGCTTTGGCGCGTTCCCATGCTTCAGGGTCCTGCGGATAAAAATCACGTTGATTACAAGTTGCTTTAACCAACTCATCAATTGTAGTATTTAGTTTTTCTCTTACTGCACTATATTCGCGCTGTAAAGTTTCTGCGCCTGTTCCATTTAAGTGAATCGTGGGCAGGATTGGTTTTGTGATGTCGATGTCCATTGAAAAATGATGAGGAATGATGATATTGCCGGGATTACTCCCGGCTAATGATTAGCGGCGACGATTAAAACCACTCGCTAAATTCTGCCTTGGCATCGGCCATGCCAGCATCAACTGTATCGGCCAATTGGCGCATCTCAGTCGCCAGCGCCAGGCCGCGTTCAATTGATGCGTTGTAGGCCGACATTGCGGCGTCGATTTCCGCCAACAGAGCAGCGGTTTCGGTATCGGTGGTGCGTGCCATGTGATGGGTGGGGGTGGTGGGCGTCTCCGCCCTTGCGCCATCATCCTAGCGTGTGATGTCGCGATCAGAGATGGTCGGCGAAAATGCTTCACACTTTGTTGTAAAGCGGTGTCTCACCATGAGATGGCGCTAGGCGCAGCTTAATAAAATCAAAAAGACCTTGTTCTCCCTGCAGGTCTGAAGTTCCCGGCAGGATTCGGCTACCGGAAGACCCTAGCCCATAGCTCAGGAAGCCTCCGGACGGCGTCCTGCATGAGCCGACGTTGTTGCGGAACAAACGAACCGGGCCCCGGTTCAGGGCATCGTGAATTTCCGCCTGTACCAGGTTCTCCCTGCTGGGCTGGCGAGGCTGGCGGGGCATCGTGAGGCGGCGTCTTGGGAGATGCTACAGCCATCCGGCGGAGGAGTTCGCTGCGACAGTTTTCGAGTTCGGCATTATTATTGGGAAAACCTAACATTATGTTGTGTTGTTTTATTTTTACCCGCAGCTCAAAAAGCTCTAGCAACTGTTCATTAGACCAGTCTTTGTAGTAAGAATTAGGTTCAGTGCTTGACATGGGATTTAATGCGTGGTGAAGCGCGCGAGTGGATGTGGAATGGTTGCCGGGGTTGCCCCCGGCGGGGGTGTTGGTTAAGGCTTGCTCCAAACTCTCAAGGCCATCAAGACCGAGAGGAAAAACCTTGCTAGCCAGGCTAGAGCAATCAGTCCAACCCCAGCAAGGCCGTAAAGAATAACGTTTGCCAGGGTTGCTGGCAACCCTATCAGTGATAGAAAAGCTGCAACGGTTGATGCGAATCCTATCAGTGCAAGGGGTAGAATGATAATTCTCATGGTTAAGACTCAGTGTTGTAGTGTTTTTCCATGGCGAGCATTTGCCCGCCTTTTTTGCGCCACCAAGGAAAATCTGGTGGGGTTGTGCAAACATACTCCGGAAAAACCGGATTTTCTCTACAGTAGCCGCAGTTATGTGGCGGCCACACTGCTGGCCTAGGATCCGGTCCCAATATCCTCTGATGGTGATTATCCCATATACCTGGGGTCGCCCCAATTTGATATGTAATATATGCCCAGTATTCTCCTGCCACGCGAGCGTCGATGAATTTTTCGCGGGCAAACGTAACCCAACCTTCAGGCGCAAGGTACTGAAAAAGGTACTGAAATTCGTACATTTTTCTAAAATTAGCGGGAATAACGTGAATAGTGTTGAATCATATTCCTTTGGGCTTGAAAAGCATTATCTAGTGCTCGTCCCAAAGTGCCATGATAAACCATCAAACTCCAAGAGAATCCCATCTCCTTAAGCTGAGCTTCACTCAGAATCACACCTTCTGGAGCGCGGCCATTAAGCTTAAAACATAGCAAACGATCTCCGGGTTCTGGCTTGACTTCAATGCGGTTAACTGGAATATCAACCGCCAAGGCTTGTGAAATAACCGCTGCTGAAGACTTGTGACCTACTGCCGATTTCCATTCGGCCAATAGATTGATTTTTGCTGATTCGTTAGGAATAGTGATTGTTTCCCATATTCCGTCGGACCCTGCCGGAATGACGGCAGCATTCATGATGTAAAGCATAATGAGCGAAGGGGTGAGTTGTGGAATGGTTGCCGGGGTTGCCCCCGGCGGATGGGGTCAGTCTTCGGCGATCTCAACCAAGCTGGGCCAGGCTGGCATCGTCGGGTCGTAGGCCGCCTTCAGTGCTGGCCTGAGCTGTTCAGTTGAGACGCGGATCACGCCGCCCTCTGTGGGCCAGTCGTGCCAGCCGCAGCCGACTGAGGTTTGATGAAGGATTCTGTCAACGGTGGGGACGATCTCTTTCATTGTTGGCAATGCAAAGGGGGAGGAAAAGCACATGAGTTGTTGCCGGGGTTGCCCCCCGGCGGCTTTAGCGGGCGATCAATCCAGATGGATAAAGCAGTCGTGGCCGTTGCTGTTGGCGCAAGTTGCGTATTCTAACGCCTTATCAAAAGTGCTATAGCTAATGCCTTGATGGCTGTCATCTACGCAAGTTACTTGCACCCGAAACCGATTAGGTTTTTCGTTGATCACATCTACGGAAGGAAAAAAGCAGAGAGCAGTAAAGGCCATAAGATTAAAGTGTGGGGAGGATGTGGCGAGGCATCTCTGCCTCGTGCACTCACCATAGGTCATGGCTTCAGTTGTTGTTTGCGCTCGTAACAATCTGTAATATGTTCATGGTGTTACATAAAGCAAAGGTTCGTATTGGTCAGATTTTTCTAATTTTGTAGTCAAGTGCGTCCCATCACAATATGGGCACCGATAAACACCATATCTCTTGTTATGTTTTGCCGCTAACTTATCAGCAGCTTTTTCATATTTCCTGCCTAAATTAGTCTTGCCATCACAACCACGTTCTTTCGATGGTTGGCGTAATGTTTCATTCATAAGCACAGCCTTTAGTTAGCACCCGCCAAACTTTACGCCATAATGGTAAGCACATAAATTGTTGCTTTTCTGCAAGATTTGCAGCTAATAACTCTTCAGCTTTTTTGCGAGTCGTCTCCTCAAGTCTTAATTTATGGTCAAGGCTCTTGTTTTGCTTTTCAAGGCTCTTGTTTTGCTTTTCAAGCTTTTTGGTCTGCTCTAAAAATTCTTCTTTAACAATCACGTAAAGAATATCCCTTATTTCTGGATCGATTGATACTGCAACCTGATAACAAGATTGACCGCGAATAGCAAAACGACTGTAGCTAGCGCTATCTAACAACAACCTACCAAATTTACTGCTGTCAGAAACACTACTCAGCAATTCTTTTGGAATTGCTAGCATGTGAATTTTAGACGTAATTTTTCTAATTTCAAGTGGTTCAAATTGGCGTTGCATTATACTATCTCGCTCGATAGCATCCATCACACACCTTTCATCAATAGATTCAGATGTAGGCCTAAGAAAATAAAGCTCATCACAAGATGAGCTATGGATAGGTACAATTTTTCCGTCCAAATGAAGCAGTAAAACGTCAACAGGTTGGGACATTTTAGATTGTTGTATGTAATGGTTAAAAAAGTGTTTTGGTGTTAAGATTGATTGTCGTCAAATGTTCTCATGATTGTGATTAAACCATTTTCGTGATGTCAAGAAAATGGTCGGAAAAGACCTTTTTGCTAAGGTCGGCAAAATGGTCTAACGTGCATCATTGATCACCTAAAGACTGACCGCCAAATCGCTCTATCACAGCCTTGAGCCCGCGCAAGATTACCTCATCAGCACTGCCGCCTTCGGATAGCTCAGCGCTATAATAACATTCAAGAATTTCACGATCCTTTCCCTTCATGCCCGGATCAATGTAATCATCAGGAAGTTTAGTCATTTGCTTGTCAGTTAAGTTTACCACCAATTAACCTATGGCGCTTTGTTTTGTTGCATTGCCTTTTAGCACGCACAACATATAGCGTTACTCTTGGATCAACAAATGATGAGGGAGAATTGTGCTCAACTTCAAGTCGTCTTTCGACTGTCTTTCCAGTGATTTTAATTGTTTCTGGAAGCCACATCAGAACCATCATTCAAAGGTGCCATATCATCATAGATGATCCTGCCAGCAAAGCGGGCAATTTCTCTTAAATCAACCCAAAAAGGCGCTTCGTGATCTTCAGGCAAAATACAAGCTTCGGTGCGGCCATTTGGCGCTTGGCGCGTTTCAATAATCATTGCTTTTGCAAGCCCCCATCCGGGGATTTTTTGCGTTACCACTTTACCTTGTCTGCCCAGTAGGCGGCACTCATTTTACCTTTCTTTATATTAGCCGCATGACGTGCCTTGAAGCTTGCACGGCGCTCTTTATCTGATTTGCTTTCTCCCTTTTGTTTTGGCGAGCCACTTACGCCTTGCTGACCAAAACGTATCAGCTTAATTTGATCACCTTTCTTTGCAAGTACAGCATGGCTTTTTGTTGGATGGTTAGGTGTTTTCTTTGGTTTGTTATATCCCTGGAAAGTTTCACGCCCTCTTTTAATTGCCATGATGCAGCCCATAAATGCACTCTAATATAATACACTATTCATGCACACCGTACTCACAAAAAAATGCAATAATCACTGGTGGTTCAATTGGTGGTAGGTCGTTTTGTATTTTCCTTCTCAAGCAACCTTCGCATTCTTCGTACATACTATACTCATCGGGAAACAACATGCCTGGGCATGGATTAAGTTTGCTTAATTCAATCATAATAGGGACAAAGGGACTTGAACCCTTATAGCATAATGCCGACAGATTTTAAGTCTGTTGTGTCTACCGATTCCACCATGCCCCCAGAAAAGGATTAGCACCTAAAGCGCTTAATACTGCGTGATAAGACATGAGATCGTCTTCTTAGTTCATTCATGCTCCACAATAAATCCTCCCGCAATTCAGGCGTTAATTTATCAAATGATTTTGATTTTAGGATAGCTTGCAATTTTTGTATCTGAAGGTCAAAATCATTTTTTTGATGTCTTAATGCAGCTTGTTGTTGTAGTGACTGGTAGGGCAATGGTTTACTTTTTAACTTGTGGCAGCAAACACTTATCTGAGTCGCATCCTGCAGGGCCAGCCTCCACTAAACTCCCGCTATCATAGACCTGAAGCAGCGCAAAAAAGTCATCCTCCTTGCGACGTTGCAATACTTCGCAATGAAGTTGATCATACGTTGCCTTGTTGATAGGTTCAAACGGCAGCCGAGGGAATGTTTCATTTGCATCAAAACGTGCCAATAATGCCGCAGAAATATATCCTTTATGATTCACGATTGCATCATGAATTTTATCTGCCAAGGGATCAATTTCATGCTCTCTAAATTCAATCGTAGCAGATGTATTATGCCTAGTATAATGTGCCTGCACTTGCATATAAAAATCAAATTGCGCTAGTGCTGAAAAATGATCAATCCTAATCCTATCTGCGCCAGGCAAATTAGCCCATTTCACTTCGGTAGGAATTTCTACCAGCCATTCCGTACAACGATGATCGAAGGGATCATCTAGCAAGCGGCCATTCTCATCCTTATCACCCTGTCCAGGAACAATCGTGTAGCCATAATTCATGCACGCCAGGGCGACAGGATCGTCCCTGCGGAAGGTGATGCGACGGATAAAACGCTGCGCTTTCGGAGGATGCCAACCGGGAGAAGCGCCGGTGAGCAAACTTTTGGTACCCGCAGGTTGACATGTTGTCATTCTATTGGGACACTTCAGGCTATGTTGATCACAATACTTTTCAATAGTTTCTTCTACGATTTTACGCCAATAATTTAGATATGAAGCCTCAGCTTCTTTGAATGCAATTCCTACATCTGTACTTGGCCTTCCAGCTTCCCACCATTGCAGCCATGCAATACCAAATGCTTCTACAAAAAAATCAAACAATCCAGTGAAGCTTACACCAACAATTGGGTCAAGCTCTCTGCTGTATTGATAGCGTGATTCTTGAAACTTATGATGCAACAATGCAGCAACAGATAATCCAGCAGCAGTAAATGCTTCCTCTTGTCCTAATCTATCTGATGGTGATATTTGATTAAGGTGTACTTCTGCTAGATTACAGTGGAAGTTTTTGCCTTGAATCTCGCCGCATGGATTAATACCATATCTCCCCATTCTATGCTCTAATTTTTTATCGTCTTTCACACAATCTGGATCTAACTTCTTAATCATTTCAGCGCCACTTTGCTTGTCATTGCAATAGGTAGACATAAAATCATTTTGCATTTGTCGATCAGTTAAAATATCGCAATTCGAGCGTGCAATTGCTTCAGGAGCAAACATAATTGCACCTTCGCCTGACAAGAATTGCCTGCGGACAGAATCTACAATTTCTTCTTTTGTTGGATAGTTATGATAAACTAAAGTATGATTTGCCATGCGTAAGGCATCGCGCTCTGGATCAATGCGCCAGTTGCCATCTTCATCTTGCTGCCATAGGTTGTCTTTTGCTATACCTGCTTCAATATCATTTGCGCTGAATTGACGTATTCCAGCTGAGCGACGTACGTTGCCGGCAACTACGACCAATGCCGCTTCATCTATAAGCAAACAGCACTCAACCGATGTAAGTTTTCTACCTTGAGCCTTATTAAAGATTCTGGCCATTTTAACAAACAAATCCTTTAGCTTCACTGGATTTGCTGTGCCGCCAAACCCTTTTAGTGGCTTGCCAGATGGGCGAACCATTGAAACATCAACTGTTACAACAATCTCGATATTTTCCCCATATAAAGCCGGTATGGAAGCGTCACTGGCAAGTTGAAACATTGTATAATAAGCATCAACCCATCCCTTACGGCTGTCGCCAACTTCAATTAGCACAATAGGACTTGGCGTGTAATCCTTGTCAAGATACTCAGTCCGATAATCAACACTAGTTACCGGATCTGAATCTGCTTGGCCAAATATACCTGTAACGACTACATTCAACCTATTCTTAATCACTGGCAACATATCAACCATGCAAGGTTCAATGATAGCGCCAGTTCCACTGCCCATCATTGCTAGATCCATCATTAGCGCAAAAGCACGCCAGTCTACTAGGTCTGTTGATGTGCAATTGTAAGCACCGCTTACATTTTCTGGCTTTTCAAGCCATTTTGTTCCACCAACCCATAACCATCGGCCAGACGGCAAAGCTTTTTGTTCTAATTGCATCCTGCGCAATAGATCAGCCTGGTCGTCGGTCAGCTTACCTAATGCTACCAAACCAGCTAGATTGCGTTCTACAACTTGCTGCCAACTTTCGCGACCATTTATATCTTTGCGGCTATATGTGCGGTAGAAGACTGGATTAGCAGCAGGGGCAGAGGCTGGAAAATCAGACACGGATTCTAAGGTGGTTTGGTGTATTTTAGCATGTCACAATAGCACTTGATGTACTATTATGGCCTGTATGGACAGCGGTTGTTAATGAACTCTTTTATGCTTGGGTAGTGATAGCTATTTAGTGAATTGTTATCGCTTAATTTTAGTCTAATTGGGCAATACAAACAATCACGATGAAAAGTGTTTTGTGTTAACTCAATGCCAGCACATAATGCTTGATTATTGAGCAACTTTCTTGGAGAGGATGACATTAACGGCAATCAAAACAGGAACTAATGTAAGGTGAAGGCAAACAATGAAAGAAAAATCAGCGGTGGTCACATAAGAGAAGCAAAGCTCGCATATCTTAGCAGATAACCGAGCTTTGCGCGAGGATTGTTACAAATGTTAAGAAAGGATCCGATCTCTCAGATCTTTGAGATCTAAATAAAGTTTCTGTAGTTCAGAATCAATGGATCCAATACGCTGATTATTGCAAGTCATAAGCACAGCACTTCCAATTCTATTTACTCTATCCATCATAGTTTCAATAAGTTGAATTTCGTCAAATTGCTTAGATCTTGCTTGGCGTTCTGATGGCGATGGCTCTATTTGTAGCCACTCAACTTGATTTTTAAGATCTAACAATGCCTTGACGATTGGGTCGCTTGAAACTATTTGTGAACGATGGCGCAATGCTTCCCAATGTGATGATTCTGAATGAATTGGTGTAGATCTGAGATTGTCAGTCATAATGTTTGTGATTTTGTTCCTATAATATAAGTGCTAATTGCATATTTGCATGCTTGTGTTACTGATTCTATATCTTTTAGCCCATTGATTGCTATAGTTCTGGGATCTAATGATTTTGCAGCACAGTAGCCACTATGAACTTTCTGGAAAAACTCTATGTCTTCCAATTCAATTCGATCAAGTTGTTTATTTTTTGTCCGCTTCATGGCTTCAGCTATTGAAATATCAATCCAAAGTGTTAAGTTAGGCTCAATTTTTGCACTTGCAAAATTTTGCAAGTCATCAATCATCCTTAAACTATGCCCACGACCATAACCCTGATAAGCAATTGTTGACATATTAAAGCGGTCGCACAATACCCAATCACCAGCTTCTAAAGCTGGTTTAATCACGCTTTCAACGTGTTGCGCACGATCCGCCAAGTATAGCAATAGCTCAGCATTACGGCATGGAGCTTGACCCTTAGAATTGAGCAGAAGTGATCTCAACTCAGTGCCCAACGAAGTACCTCCAGGCTCTCTGGTGACCACTAGCCTAGCGCTATCGGGCATGATGGTTGGCAACCAATCAGCTATCGCTTTGAGTTGCGTAGTTTTTCCGCAGCCGTCGATGCCTTCTATGACAATGAAAAGTGGTTTCATTGTATTTTATTCAAATTTCGGAATCTTTCCAAGAATTTACTAACAAGCTTAACATTGCGCGCGCTAAGAACGCCTGATTCTTTTAGAAATGAATTATCTTGAAAACAAAAAGAAAATAAGTCATCAAGTGTAATGTTTTCAGAAATGCTCATTAGAATCTTTCTCCATTAAAATAACACTCAACAAGATCAAATGATGTACTGTGTTTGCCTGTCATAATGTCAAGTGCAATATCTTCGCGGAGGTATCTACCGACCAATTCTGTGCGTTTAGAGTATTCTTCGGGTGTAATTGTTTCTGAGCTGTATGGCTTAAGCCTTTTGATTTCATCTTCTAGTAGCTTGATGCGTTGCCTTATGCAATCAGATGTGTCAATTTTCATATCACTTGCGATCTAATTGCATTGCAATTTGCTGCATTTGTTTTCTAATGCGTTGATTAGCTCTCCACTGGCCATAAGCAAGATCCTGAAGATTATTTCGCATTCCAGATGGTAGCCCATCACCCATGTTAGGTTCAGGAGCATCAGGAGCAACACTATCAGCAATTAGCATGATTTTTGCTGATAGGCTAAGGTCATCAGCCATCAGCAATTCCATGAGTTGCGGATCATATTCTTCGTGGTAAACATTGCGCAAAAATTTAGCTGCATTTCCGAATCCTTCAGATTCAAGAAATTTTACTATTCGTGATAATGTCATTTTATTTTACCTAAAATGTTGTGTTTAGCTTTGATTAGGCTGTCATTGTAGACTTTTGGGAAGGTTGTCTGATGCTGCCTTCCAGTGCGCCCATCAATGGCGCAACCGTGATTGAACCGAGCGAAACTGCAATCAGCACTGCGATCAGCATGAGTACACGATGCGGAGAATCTGCAGAAAATGAAGGTCTTTCCATGGGACGTGCTGGATTCGTGGGGCGAGGTCTGATGTAGATCGGGCGCGGCTTGAGAGCGGGTGGTTGAAATTCCATTGTTTTATGTGAGTGAACTTGCCTAGCTTAATCTTAGCAAAAGTAAGATGGTCGTGGTTGTAACAACTTGAAACATTTCATGAGTCAATATCCCAACATGAAGCGAATACAGCAATGATAAGAAATGCTAGTAAGATGGTAAAGAAGAGATTCATTTTAGTTTTTTGCTATTGGCAAGGTTGGTCAATTCTTGAGCCAATTGAATCAGCTCTTCTTTTGTTAATGTTTCAACTGCAGGAAGATTGCCATAGTGCTCAGCCTGCACTGAAAATGTGCCTGTTGTGTTTGGCCAAAAAGAAACAATGTCTTCAATTTGTTTCATCATAGAGAATGATCTTGTCATTTAGCACAGTAAAAACAACAACTAGACTTTAACCACTACCTTCTCCCCCTAGGTTCAACCTTAACATTTTGTTGCAAAGCATAAAAACTTTGAAGGACTGCATTGATACCAATTGCATCACCCCATAACGCACGGCTACTGTTGCCATAACTGACAGCAAGATTACCAAGCATTGTATATTGCTTGATCTTTTCTGAAATGCGCTTTGCGATAGATAATGCTTTATCATGTTGACCGGCTTCAATTGCTTTTCTATAACGATCTGCATCTTCTTTAATTACATCACGACATTTTCTTGCTAGGTCCATGGTTTCCAGTGCTTCATCAGCCAGATTTTTGCCAAGTTCCCTGAATTGCCCTTGATATAGTTTAACTTCTCTTTGATGCCTATCAATTTGAGGAGTGATCTTTCCATTATCAATAATATCAGGTTCAATTATCATCTCTTCTGATGTGATTGGATCTATATCTGGTGGTGGCGGAAGATTTTCTACCTTTTCGGTAAGTTCTCCTAAATACTTGTCATAAGCTTCAGCACGTGTTTTCCAATTATATGTTTTTGCTTGGCTGTATAACATTTGCCGAGGTATTTTAACTACTGCTGATAGTCTATTTATATTGCGCAATGGACCCATTTCAATATAAATTCTAAAGCGTCTATAGGCTTCATTGTTTTCTTTTTTCCCTGAAGAATGACCTTGATCTTGATCCCAATCGCGTAATTTTGACATGTCTTGTCATACTAATGACATAATTTTGACACAAAAGATGACACTTCGCAAGGAAAAACGCAAAAATTGCTTTGTGTGGTGTCATAAGATGACATACCATTTGGCGGCCTAATTGCTGAAATCTATTCCAGCGCAAGGCTTTTGGTCATGTAATGATTTTGTCATAGTGGCTAAGGGGATCGAACCCTTCTGTCATGCCTTATGAGGGCAGTGCATTCGCCAGATTGCTAAGCCACTGCTTTAATCATGATGATTAAGCTATATTTAACCGGTTGGACTGCATGGATGTAATACAATACAAAGTGTTGCCTTACCGTTAATTGTAACCGTAGATTTTGAAAGTGTATAATCTTCTAAGCTTAGATCAGATATACCTTCTGCATCTGGAATGTTTTCTGGTATTAAATAATACCTTGCGCCATCTTTTGATGCAGTTGTGATGATTCTCATTGAGTTAAGTAGTGCAAGACCTGGATAAAGATTGCTATTACAAGGCCAAGTCCTAGTAAAGATTTTTTAATAGCACGATCTATGGGAAGCTCGGAAACAAAAAAACCAAGAATTACATTTGACAATTGAACAATTAGAAGTGTTGAAGTTAAATCATTCATGGTTTTACTTCATTTGTTATTGCATTGTGTTTCAACACGAAGCTCAACAAATAGCGCATCCCACATTGTAGCCTTTGGCCCTGTGGTAAACCTATTAAATGCAGCGGCTTCATTTGTTGCTTTGAATACGTTAACTAAAAACACAAATGAAAGAAACAAAGCAATTACAGCATCAATAAATTTGGATGACTCCATGGTCAGCAAAACAAAAAGGCAACTGCATCATAGCGGTCGTCATTCTGCTTTAGGTGTAGTCGTTACAAATTGTTATGTGATCTAAAAACCTGCTAAAATAAAAGACCCACGGTTTGCGCCGTGGGTCGGATGCTCCCGATTCAGTTTTGCCGACCGATGAGAGAGCTGCCTGAAACGAAACTTGCATTATTTTAGCATGGAATCTGAATTTACTGGCCAAAGGCCAAATTTTACAGCATTGCCAAATTGGCTGCGTGGCAAAACCACGCCTCAGGAACTGGCCACATTATGGGCACTGCAGAGCCACTTCCCGAACATTTATCCATCGCTGAATTTACTGGCCGCAGAGACCGGCATGAGCCGCCGCAGCGTGGTGAATGTTTTGCGGACCCTAGAGGATCGCGGGTGGATGGTCAGAACACGTGTGCGCCATGAGTCTGGGGGGTGCGATCGAAACCGATATGCGTTAACGATTTGGGATCCTCACTGGGCTGTTGATGCTGCCGATCCCCGCAGTGCACCACGTGCACACCCCCTGGTGCAGGAGGTGCACCACCCCAGTGCAGGAGATGCACCACCCCAGTGCACCACGTGCACCCCCCCTAGTGCACCACGTGCACTCAAAGAAGAACAATTCAAGAAGAGCAAGAAAAGAAACTTAGAAAAAACCCCCTTGTGTTCCCCCTTATCGCAAGATGTCGCTGACCGCCGACCTACGGTCAGCGACACACCAGTACAAAATCACTACCAACCTGTGGAAAAACCTGTGGAAAACCTTGTTTTGGACACTTTTCTGATCAGCGACGCATCATTTCCGACCCCGGAAGCCCCGGAAAGGCGCCCAGAATCGCCTGTAGCCGCCCAACCGCAACCGCAGCAGCCCATGACACCCTGGGGACAGCCAAGACCCCTTCCAGCCCCCTCAGAGCAGGGTGAGAAAAAATCCCGCCCTACAGCCAAGGCTGCAAAATTCCAGCCTTCTAGTACAGATGTCCCAACTAACTTGCTGCCGGTATCTGAAAAAATTATAGAATTTTGGGGCAACAAGGCAGGAGAAAAGACTAAGCAATCATGGTCTTATCTCATGCGAGAATTAACAAAAATACAGGATTATGTAAGCGGCGGAACTGATAGCGTACGCGAGCAATTACAACAGGGGATTGATGCAAAGATCAACGGTAAAGGTTGGCGCAGTATTACATTAAATAACTTTATCAGATATGGCCTTGTTTCACAACAAAAAGCCAGCACAAGATATGGGCGAAAAGATGTTATTGAAAAAGTTCATGAAACTTCACAAATGATTGCAATGCTTCGTAATCAACAATCCCAACAAGAGGCGGAATTTTTTGGTAGCATAAGCGGCGTACCATCTTTGAAGAGTGCTGTTTAATGGTCAAATCTTGCAACAATTCCCTGCATGATTAGTGAGCAAGAATTTACAAGTTCTCTAGTATGTGCGCTAGAGATGCTGCCAATGATGAGGCAATTGTCACCGATGACATTAGCAACAATTTATGTTCAACTTCCAAAAAAGGTAATACAAGAATTAAGCTTAATGATAATGCAATATGCAATTAAGCAGCGGATGATAGATCCCTATCCACCAAAGGATATGGCTTTTCACATGCAGTTATTTAGATATATTTATCCCATCGAAGATGATATAGCAATTTTAGCATGTGGTTTAAGACAGGATCTAAAAGATCGAATGTCTAATCCTAACATCTTTCATGATCCATCACCAAAACGCGAGGAATTTATGTCACGCAGTCATGATGATTTTCGCCTTCCGTCTAGTGCGTATTGGCATCCAAGCAGGATGACAATTGATGAGTGGCGTAAGCATTTTAAGACTTTACAAGTACAGGTTTCATTAGTGAGTGAAGAAAATATAGAGCCCATGGCAATAGAACAATTGCTTCAGGGTAAGAAATTATATGAGCAGGCATTAGCAGGCTTTTGGTTATTAAATATAGATGAAGGAAAAATTGCAACGAATTGGATTGCTCGTAACAAAAATTTAGCGCAAGAAATGTTAACTGATGCGATGAATGCAAAGATAGGAGTTGAGCAGGTTATTACAACAGAAGGAGATGAAGTGCCATGGTGATAATTGAAGGTGATGATATAAAACCAATCCCTGAAGATGGTGTTTATATCGCAGGCGAAAAAATCTTAATGCCTACGATGCAAATTATATCTGATGCTTATATAATACCTCCTACAGCGCCTGGCAGGAATAAACTATTGCGCGCGGCGGCAATTAACTATGCAAAAAATAAAAATTGGAAGCCCGGTAGTGCATTTAATGAAGTGCAACCCATGGTAGATAATTTATTAAAACATCAACTTTGGGAAAGAATAGAAATAAATAATGCGTTAGTGCATCTTGCGTTGATGCAACATGATGCTGCAACAACGGTTGATATAATAGCTAAATTAGGAGATAAGGGATTAGGTATTCTTGCGATATGGCCAATAGGATTAGGTAGGATGCCTAATGAAGCGCCATGGGCGGAGATGGGAAGCGCTGTAGCACGCTTAGCAGATCGTGGCATCATGATTGATGTTTGTAGTTTAATATGCGTCGGAGAAGATAAGGTACGAATTGACCTAAAAAAAGCAGATGATGTATTAAGCTTATGGGTAGATACTATTGCAATGGCAAAAAGGAATTATTTAGCGATGCCAAAGTAGCAACTTAAGCTTCATGATTAAGATATGTTACAAAAGCTATAGGTTAGATATGGTCACACTAGATTTACGAGGTACCTCTTTTCCTTTTTATGAGCGACGCATCAATTGTTTCATTTGACCCAAAGCTTGAACATGTAGATGTATTTGGATCAGTAATTTCTAAAGTTACTAGGCATAAGTGGAGTCAGCTAGGAAAACCAGGGATGTTCCTTATGATACATAAAGAAAATCTAGTCATAGATAGAACATATCAAAGATCAGTATCTGACAGCAAAATTCTTTCAATTGCTGCAAATTGGAAATGGGAATCATGCGGAGCAATTTCAGTAATGAAAAGACAGGATGATAGGTTTATTGTGATAGATGGGCAAAATAGAACATTAGCAGCATGGAAGAGAGCAGATATTATATATCTGCCGTGTATGGTATTTGAATCGCAAGGAATCCAACATGAAGCGTCATCTTTTGTAGAAATAAATACTAATCGAAAACCAGTGCTAGCTTATGATAAATTCAAGGCACAACTTGTTGCTAGAGATGCCGTATCAATTGAAATTGCAAGTGCTATTGAAGAAAATGGCTTTATTCTTAGGGCTAACAGCGATAATGCAAGAACAATCACTTGTATTGCCGCTTGTCAAAGCGTATACCATTCAAATCCAAGTAAATTTAGACTTATATTGAAAACTGCATGTGATTTGGCAATTGAAGATAGTTGCGTAGTAAGCAACATTTTATTGCAGGGATTAGCGGAATTAAATAAGAAGATTGAAAATGGGCTTTTGAATGTTAAGTTGAACAAACGTTTGCATGAAGTTGGCGCACAAGCGCTTGTTGTTCAAGCCAGGAAAGAATCCTATCGAGTTGGTAAAGGTGGTGCTAAAATATGGGCTAGCGGCATGCTTCAAGTTATCAATCGTAAGCGTGGTGTTGAATTTACATTTTTAGAATGAGATTAGTACGATGAGCTTGTTTGATGATTTCATTACTGAAAATACTTCAGAGGATCTAATGTGGCAAATCATCGAAGATTATGATTTGTTTGTAGAGCAAGGGCATATAGGATCTTGCTTGCTAAGGACTTATGCGAGTGAAATACAAAAAATACAACCTCAACTTAAACTCATGACTAGCCATGTTATGAAAGAATTGTATATAGCATCATTGCGGGGATTGGTACTCAAAAATAAACCTAGCAACACATAAAAATTAAGTGCTATAATAACAAAAAGCACTGATTTTCATGGCTAGCATTATTACATTTGAAGTGCGTGGCATGAAACCAGCGCCACAAGGTTCAAAGAAATATGTCGGCAAAGATCGTGATGGAAGAGCTTTATTGATTGAAACCGCTAAATCATTAAAAGAATGGCGAGAATTTGTAAGGAATACTGCAATTGCGCTTGATAAGAAAATAATAGAAGGCGCAGTATCTATGAGTGTAGTTTTTATATTACCTAGACCAAAATCTCATTTTAATAGCAAAGGTAAGTTAAGGCATGATGCGCCAAAATATCATACTACAAGGCCCGATAGGGATAAGCTATTGCGAGGCATTGGTGATGCGTTAACAGGGATTTTATACAAAGATGATTCTTGTATTGTAAGTGGTCCCACAGACAAGCGCTATTGCGTAGGAGATGAATTGCCAGGTGTTTTAATTGCATTGATTGAACTAGAGTGATTTTGCACTATGATAAAACTGGCCTGAAATCGTGACAGGCGCGACGGTAGGGCTGATCGGGCTTCTCGCAATGGAAGCCCTTGATATTTTATGGATGTTTTGAAATGTGACAACATCAGCAAGGAGCGATCACCTGCACGCTATTTGTTTTAGTATTGAATTGCATCACACAAGCTGCTTTAACTATGGATCCATGGATTACTGATCGTCTGCCAACCAACCTAGATCGGGTGGTGTCATGAGCCGTCATCGAGTCCTTCCTTACTATCGCCGTAGACGGCACAATCCCTGGCGGTCGTTTGCGATTGCCGTCAGCATTGTTCTAATGATTGGAGCAGCGTTTAACAAGAACGAATGCCCGGCACCAATGGCTAATCCTCCGAGGTTTCATTAATGTTTGTATCTATTAAAGAAATTGAAAGATGGCTGCGGGAAGACTATCCTATCGGCCCAGATTGGATGGTCTATCCCGACAAGTCTCATGATGACTTCCAGGGGTTTACACTGGATCAGGTTCATCAGATCATCCAAAACGCGCTGTTGCATTACGGGCAGTGTCCCTTGGCCAAGCCGGAGGCCTCCAATGGCTGACGCTCAGTGGCGCCGCCTTGCGCGGGAAGTCGTCTGGAACCCAAAGGCTTTCCTTGCTGACGTCCTTTCTGGGCTGCAGCCAGTTAACGAGGAATCCTTGGCAACTCTGCCCCCAGTTGAACAAAAACGAATGTCTAGCACCAATGGCCAATCCTCCGAGGTTTCATCAATGATTACGCCAACAAGCCTACGATCACTTATTAAAAGACTGCGAGATAGGCTGTATGAATACGATCAAGCAAATCCTTATCAAGACTGCAGAGCTTTAATTGCGGAAGCTGACGAATTCTTGGCCCAGCCGGAGTCCGTAATACTCCAGTGGTCAGACGAAAAGCCTCCCAACGAGAATTGCCCCTATAACTACTGTTTTGCCATGACGCCGTTTGGCAGGATTTTGCTTACCTGGAAAGGATGGAAACCACGTCATGATATTGCCGTCACTGCGGACGAAACACCATTCGGCGAGTTCTTTGATTGTTGGAATAGCGTTGAGGAGGCAAAGGCTCAGATCCAGGCCGAATACAACCGGCGCCTAGCCGCAGCCACCGCCAAGCCGGAGGCCTCCAATGGCTGACGCTCAGTGGCGCCGCTTCGCGCGGGAGGTCGTCTGGACTCCTGAGGTTCATGTCGCTGTCACCCTCGCCGGGCTTCAGATCCCTCCAGAGGGGAGGCCGGAAGAATTTCGCAGCCCTTCCACGCTCGTTCACCGAGACAGCGACGGCGTTTTCACCTGCTGGCGGGGCCTCTCACGACGCGCCAGCGCAATGGACCAGGAGCTGGGGGGCAGCGTCCAGGCCGCCACCGGCACCGAGGTCATCGCAGCCCTTCAGCCCATGCCCGCCTATGGCGCCAGCGGCCAGGCACTGAGGGCCTGGCTGCAGCTCTGGGGGGCATGGTCGCCTCCGGTGAAAGCCCCCACCACAGACACAACACCACCCATGATCCTATGAGCAAACTTAAAACTAGCATGAAAATTGCTACCGCTTTACTATTTCCCTGGTACGTCATTAGGCGCCAAAATCGCGTCATCGAAAACTTGAAAGACAAAGTTAGCAGACTGACAGATGTGCTAAGCAATCCTACTCTAACTGGATTGGAAGTAGCTAATAAGCAATTAGAACTAGGCTTGCAAGGGCCGATGTGTGAACATATGGCTGCGGTATTGGGCGGCTTAGTCTCTGGCTGTGAAGGCGTAGAAAATTATCTTGAATTAAGGTTTAAGACTAGACAAGGATTTTTTACGGTTATCATCACAAAACCAGGCGGAGGCCTGACGCCTCATCAGCTCAGGCTTCGTGCAGAGGAGGAGTGCAGCAGGCTTAGTCATAGAGTGTCTGAGCTAGAATCCTCGCAAGTGCGTGAGGCCCAGCACGAATGGTATCCATGAGCACCACCATCATGACTGCCATGGTTAACACTAACAACCGCATTTTGCCAATACCAGCGAGAGAGCAGCCATGGAAGCAGAAAGGATGGAGCGACGCGCAAGGCCGATGTTGGTGTTTTGATCGTTACTCGCATTCCCCTATAATGCGAGTTCACCCAGGCTGGATATACCGCAAGCCTGCGCCAGGTCTCTCCGACACTCATTTTCTCCCCCACTGGTACTTGCTTTTGCCTGACCCCGATCATGAAGATGAGACTGAGATTGAGTCCGAGTCTAATCAAGCAACAATTTTAATTCCCTGGCTTCTGCAAATGGCTATACAAGCCGCCAACAACAATCAGTCTTGTGCTGCCAGTCGATTCACGTTGGCTGCGCAGCTACTGGGCAGTGTCGACCGGGAGGTGAAGCCATGAGCCGCCTTTACTACAGCGACAACGACTATGATCAGGAAATAGGCGTGGCCCGTGGTCGGCGGCTCAGCGCGATTCGCAGCCAACGTGGCCAACGATTCTTGCGTGATCTGGTGGCAGCTCTGGATGCTTTGCCTACGCCCGAACTGCACAGCGGTGCCCTAGAAGACTCAAAGACAGGCTGTTGTTGCGCTTTTGGGGCAGTCCGTCGACTAAGGGGAGTGGAGAGCGTAAAGTTGTGGTTTCATCCAGAGGATGAGGACATTACGCCTGACAGTTTAGCGGAGCCGTTTGACGTAAGCCCGACGCTGGCCTGGGCCGTGGTTCAGGCCAATGAGGACATGCACGAAGACAATTCCGAACAAGGCCGCCGCCGCCGATGGGCCGAGGTCAGGGACTGGGCCGTGCGCCATTTGCTGCCCGACAAAAAGGTTAATACATGAGTAACTTTGGCTGGTTTTTTGCTGGTATGTGCATAGCTTTTGGGGGGCAATTACTGGGGATGCTGTGGCTGGCCAAGCAGCGGCAGCGCTTCAGCCGGTACAGGCCCCCTCGTAGCCGACCCATGCCCTGCCAAGGAAGTGGCAACGGCCACGGTGGACCCAGCACCGCAAAGCCACCACTGGGTCTCCGGCCACGGTTCATCGCAGATGAAGAACGCCTGCGCGAGGTTGCTGATGCCATAACTCGCTATCGAGTGGCCGGCAAGCCGGTTCCTGTTGAGTGGCTTAGAGAGCATGACGAGCTGGGATACAGATTGCAGCACACATGGGACAAGCCACAGCCCCATGGCGGGCGCACTGTGGGGCCTGAACTATGACCCACTACGTAATCATCGACCCCAACCGCCAGCCACCACAGATTCGCTGTCTGCATTGCGGGTTCGCTCAGGATCTGCAGCTCCCCATGGCGATCGACGACCTGATGAACATGTCGGAGAAAATCGACGCCGAACACAAAAAATGCAAGCAAGCCACATCATCACGCGGTACAAATTAAATAGAAAACATTATATTAAATAATCATAACACGCCTAAATCTATTGATCCACAAAACAAATGAGCATTGAGTATTACCTTCTCAAAAATGTATGTCCACATTGTGGCACACCAGAAAAGAAAATCAAAATTGGAACATCAAGTTCTAGTTGGTGTTTTGGATTGCATGTGATGCCACATCTTGGTATTAAATCGCTAGAAGATTGGATAGTATTATTCAACGATCGGGTTAACTTAATCAAGAATGAATATGACGATATTGTAAGCGCAGATGAAATGATAGGTCTTATCACGAAAAGATTTTGGCAGCCGACTGCTAATCCTGCGTATCCCAGAGATAATAATTGGTATAAAAATAATCATGCATTACCAGGCCCCAATGGTTTAGCCAGACATAAGATAGACGGATCCTATATTGTTGGTCATGGTGAAGGAACATGGGATTATATCCTTAATCAAGAATCAGGGAAATATGAAAGTTGGTAAGAGCAAATTTTAAGGTGCAAGCTTAGCTTTTTGCCACCTATTTTTATGATACCAGGCCGCAATTTGAGGCACCCAAGCTTCAAAATGTGGCCACATCAATTCACACATCTGCCGAATTTCTGGCTGAGCATCAAGCTTTGCGCGTAAATCAAGGAAGTGCATAAATGACCTTACATTAAAACTAACTACAAAATGTTGCCTATAATCAAAGGGCAAAATGCCGCGTGCGTGCTCTTCTGCAAAACCGGCAGATATTAAATCGCGATAACGTTCGGCGGTAAGCTTACAAAGATAAAGATCTTTATTGCGCTGATAAGATGTGTATTCATATTTTTTGCCTTGGCGATCTGTATAATGACCTAATGGTCGCAAATAGAATACATTTTCAAGATGTAGCTCGCCACTAGCAGCTTTGCAGATACGATCTCCAGTGTAACGCATGGATTGAACATCAAAACTTATCCCTACCCTATGTGTCCGAGCTTGCTGCATTACAGAGTGAGGAAACCATCCGCAATTAAGTGTGATTTGTGGATGTTCTAGTGGTCCGTGGTGACCACGTTCTCCTTGAAGTAATCGCTTAACGCAAACTTCCCCAGCCTTAGTTTCATCTGGCCAGCTATCGCGCTCATCGAATACAAAACCTTCGCTGTAATCCTGATGCATTGCAGCATAAATGCACTGCTGAGGATTAGGTGTTTGAGCGATGACTTTAACGCGAAAATGTGGATCCATAAAAACTATTAATGAGTTTTGGTGTGGCAGCGCCAGTCGTGCAACCTATCGGATTGCAGGGAGTCGAACCCCACCCCATGCGCTTATTGTAGCATGTCGATAAAGAAGCTTCTGAGATCATAACAAGTTGTTAAGTGTTTTCACTGGTTACGCCCAATCGTCTATGCTTGTAAAGTCTTTCAATTATCATTACATTTTCATGGCTCCCAATCAACACGTCACATTAACAAGTGATCAGGATGACATTTATCATACATTAACTGCACTTCGCAGTATCAATAGGTTGATAAATCTTCCAGGATGGGATGATGTAGCTAAAGATAGAAATTTGCAAGGATTAGACTCTCTTGCTCATCAGCTATTAGATGTCAACTGGCAGTATATTGTTGCGGGAATACCTAAATCAACTACAGTAGAAATTGAGCGATCTCAATCCTCTCATCCTCCAGAAATAGACATGGTTCAAATTCCGGCCGGCCGCTTCCTCATGGGATCGTTTGCGGGGGAGGCGGGAAGGCAAGACGACGAAGGCCCTCAGCATCAGGTGAACTTGCAGTCGTTCCTGATGAGTCGCACGCCGATCACTCAAGCCCAGTGGCGGGCTGTTGCGCAGATGGAGCCGCCGCGCGGGCAGACCTGGCCTGATGAGCTGAATCCCGATCCGGTTGCTGGCTTGTCCGAGCAATTCCGGGGCGACGACAAGCCGGTGGTGAATGTGGACTGGCACAATGCGATGAATTTTTGTAACCGCTTGAGCCAACTCACTGGCCGCAAATATACCTTGCCCAGCGAAGCCCAATGGGAGTACGCCTGCCGCGCGGGCACGACGACACCCTTTGCCTTTGGCGAAACCCTCAGCAGCGAGCTGGCCAACTACGACGCCAGCGTCACCTATTGCAACGGCACGAAGGGCGAGTATCGGGAGCAAACCACACCCGTGGGGATGTTCCCGGCCAATGCCTGGGGGTTGCAGGACATGCACGGGAACGTGTGGGAATGGTGCCTGGATCATTGGCACGCGAGCTACAAGGGAGCGCCCGAGGATGGAAGCGCCTGGTTGGAGGAGAAGGCGTTACAGGAGCCGCCAAGGCTGCTGCGCGGCGGCTCCTGGTTCTCCGTTCCCCACCTCTGCCGCTCGGCCTTCCGGCTCAGCAACCACCCCGGCATCCGCAGCGGCCTCGTTGGGTTCCGTGTCTGCTGCCCTATTCAATCCCAGTAGTTCATTTCAACCATTACAACAGATTGTTACGACCCTGCCCCGTTGGCGGCAGGGTCCTTTAGAGTAATCACATCGGAGGCAGAGATGCCTCCTCAACTCACCCCAGCAAATGAACCCCATCGCTTTTGACCGTCCCCGCGCTAAAACGGTTGTTGCCGGCATTTTTGCTGTACTCGCCTCAGGTGCCTACATCAACCGTGCTTTCATCGTTCGTCGATTTGCCGAAGCTGGTTATGCTGATCACCTGGCCGCCCGCTATGCTGATGCGCTGATTGCCCGTAATACCGATATAGAGCACTTCTCCCGCTGGAAAGTGTGGGGTACAGGCGACCGCATCACATACAGCCTTGCTGGCTAATCCTAGCTAATCACTCTCTCGTAAACCCCTCAATTGAGGGGTTTTTTATGGTTTTGCGTGATTGTAACAAGTTGTTAAGGGTTTTCACCAGCGACCACCTAATTACCTATGATTGTAAAGCTATTCGACCATCACCAGATTTTATGGCTCCTAATCAAGACGTATCATTGACAGCCGATCAGGACGACTTGTCTTATACATTAACCGCACTTCGCAGTATCAATAGGCTAATGAGGCTACCAGGATGGGATGATGTAGCAAAAGCCAGGAATTTACAAGGATTAGACTCCCTTGCTCATCAATTACTAGATGTTAGCTGGCAATGTATTGCTGGAATACCTAAATCAACTACAGCAGAAATTGAGCGATCTCAGGCGTCTTATCCTCCAGAAATAGAAATGACATGGATTCCAGCTGGATCATTTCTTATGGGATCGCCCCTGGAGGAGGGGAGTGATGACAACGAGAGTCCTCGTCATGAGGTGAACCTGTCATCATTCATGATGAGTCGCACGCCTATTACACAGGCCCAGTGGCGGGCTGTGGCGCAACTGGAGCCGCCGCGCGGCCAGGCTTGGCCTGATGTGCTGAATCCATATCCGGTGGCCGGATTGAGCAATCCCGATCGGTTCCGGGGCGACGACAAGCCGGTGGTGAATGTGAGCTGGAACGAGGCGATGGCCTTCTGCTATCGCCTGCGGGTGCTTACCGGCAAGGATTACACCTTGCCCAGCGAAGCCCAATGGGAATATGCCTGCCGCGCGGGCACGACGACACCTTTTGCCTTTGGCGAAACCCTCAGCAGCGAGCTGGCCAACTACGACGCCAGCGTCACCTGTGGCAACGGTCCCAAGGGTGAGTATCGCCAGCGAACAACCCCTGTGGGCATGTTCCCGGCCAATGCCTGGGGATTGCAGGACATGCACGGGAACGTGTGGGAGTGGTGCCTAGATCATTGGCACGACAGTTATGAGGGAGCCCCCAGCGATGGCAGCGCATGGTTGGACGGGGAAGGCTTGGATGGTGAACAGAGCAGCAATGAAAGGCTGATGCGCGGCGGTTCCTGGTTCAGCCCCTTTCAGTTCTGCCGCTCGGCTTGCCGCAACGGGAGTCTCCCGGACGACCGCAGCTACCTCAGGGGTTTCCGCGTTTGTCGCCCCACCTATCCCCGGTAGTTCATTTCAACTATTACAACAGATTGTTACGATCCTGCCTCGTTAGCGGCGGGGTCGTTTAAGGTGAGTACATCGGAGGCAGAGATGCTTCCTCAACTCACGCCCTTCAATGACTACCAATTTTTTCGCTGGATTGACCACCGTAGAGGAAATCAAAAAAACTTTCCGCGACCTTGCGCGGCAGTATCACCCTGATTTGGGTGGTGATGAAGAAACCATGAAAATTATCAATGCGCAATATCACGCAGCATTGAATAATCAAAATGGTGTCACAACCGATGGTCGGACATATAAATATAATGCAAAAGCAGAGCAAGAAATCATGGATAAAATCAATGAATTACTCAAGATTGATGGGTTAGAAATATCATTGATTGGTTATTGGATTTGGATTCATGGTGAAACTAAGCTCGTAAAGGATGCGTTGAAAGCCGAAGGCTGCCGTTGGCATAGCGGTCGTGTTTGCTGGTACTGGAAGCCATCATGGTTCGGTCGGACTCACAGCAACCCTGACAGCCTGGATCAATTGGCAGCCAAATATGGCTATGAAAAGTTCAAGTCAACCGGTAAGACTAAGTTAGGCGCTGCTTGATAAAGTAAGCCATCTTTGATATAAAGCCCCGGCAAGGGGCTTTTTTATGCTTATCTGCAATTACAACAGACTGTTACAGACATGGCCAGGCCCGATTGAGTTGCGCCTATAGTGAAAGGGTCAGGCGGATAAAGCCCGACGCAAACCCTATCTAAAGGATCATGGCTCACGAATTTCACTCCGGCATCATGATGAATGGCGAGCGTGCATGGCATGGGCTCGGCGAAGTGATCGAAGGCACCCTGCCCGCACGCGAAGCATTCACCCGCGCTGGCGCATTATTTAATGTAGAAAAGCGCCCGCTTTTCGTGAAAGATGCTGATGATAATTTGCAGCAAATTAAGCAGCGTGTTGCTGTTTGCCGCACCGATAATAATACTGTTCTCGGCACTGTATCTCCGCAATATGAACTCATTCAAAATGAGGTCTTATGCCAACTAGCGGAAATGCTTCGTGATGATATTATCATGGATACAGTAGTTGTTCTAAAGAAAGGCGCCAGAGTTGCATTCACTGGCAAGATTCTTGGCACTGATGCCAGTATTGTGGAAGGAGATAAGGTGCATCGTAATTTTGTAGGCTATCTTGGCCATGATGGTATGACAAGTTTTGGAGGGATCTTTACTGATATAAGAGTAGTTTGCCAAAATACATTAGGTTTTGCGCAGGGAGACGGCGCAAGATCTGGTAAGCAATTCAGTGTTAATCATACCAAGATTGGTGTAGCGCAAATTGATGAAATCTTGCGCAACATTGATGTTGCCCGTCAAACATTTGGCAAGAATGTAGAAGAATATAAGCGCATGGCGGAAACACCTATGGATTTTGAAGGATATAAGAAATGGTTGAGTCATCTTTACAATATGCCATCTGTTGCAACACCTGAAGGGATCCGTCATGGATCGATCGAGGACTCTCCCAGAAAATGGGAAAAATTACGCAATGCCTATGTAGGCGGATATGGCACGTCATTGGATGGTGTAGCTAATACAGTTTGGGGTGGATATAATGCTGTCACGGAAGTTGAAACTTCCTTGCGCGATGGTAAACTTTCTACGCGGTTTCAATCAGCTACGTGGGGGCAAGGTTCTCGCGTAGTTGAACGAGCCAGGGAAAGCGCATTGCAGTTGTGTGGAGTGAACTAATCAGCTAAAACGCTATCGCAAGGCCCGGTAAACGCCGGGCTTTGCTTTATAGAATCACAATCACTTAACAAAATGAACTCTACCGAATTTCTCCTTTTCTTTGTTTACATACTAGGCGCATATTTTACATTCAATCATTATCCAAGGCCTCTGGGATTAAAAAAACGAACTAAAAAAGTTCCTTTGATTGCTCGCTTAATAAGCGCTATTATGTGGCCATCATTCTGGCTTTTTTATTCTTTTCTTCTCGTGATTTTTGTTGTATGAACACTTCATTTGAAAACTTACAGATTGGAGACGTAGTTGCAATTTCTTCTCATAGGATTGGCAGCGAAGAAAGTCCTTTTATTAAAAAAGCTAAGTCTGAATAATAAAAAAGCCGGTATTAACCGGCCTTTTGTATTTATTTAGCTGTGATCAATCCTCATCATTTTCATCGTCTTCATTATCTTCATCAAATTCAATATCTTCTCTTTCCATGCTAATCATATCATAAGCCATTTGAAATCTTGTGGCAGTTGATGTTAAAAATTGAATTTCTTCTAATTCAGAATCTTCAGTGATCTGATCTTCATAAGCGATGCCAAGAGAAATCAATAATGTTTCAGCAAGTTGACGATATTCTTCAATTGTAAACTCAGATGCGTCTAGTTGAGTCATCACATCAGATACGCGATCTTCTGTAGTATCAACATCAGTCTCGTTTGGTGTGAATTGGGAGTTAGACATGGCCAGTTTGTAGCGGCACGAACACTCTAGGGCATCACAAGGGCAATTGTGACAGATTGTTACGGGATCAATGATCTAGCGCATGAAGCTAGTAAGATTAACTCATCGGAGGCAGAGATGCTTCCTCAACCCATTCTAAATCATGTCTCAACACGCAACGGCAGAAGACTTCGCAAACTGGACAGAGAAAGCAAAATCTATGACAGATTCTGCGTTAATTTATAGTGCTCGCGATGCTTTTCAATGTGCAAAAAATTTTGATAGAATTGATGGTGTTGTTGCTGGTCGCTATGCAGACGAAGGTCACACCTATTACCAGGAACTAGCCAAGCGGCGTGCGTCACGCCGTGGTTAACAATCCTCCCCTGGCCTAGCCAGGTTTTTTTTTGCCTTGGTTTAATTGTGACAGATTGTTACGGGATCTGCTCGCCGATGATGCCAGGCCCTATGATGAGCACATGAGGCCGCAACGGACGCCTCATCCAGATGAGATCTCGATACCATCTCATTCATCCCATCCACCCAACACTTTTCCTTCAATGAAACCATCTGATTTTTCTTCTCAGCAAATCGGCATCAAAATAGAAGCTGCCGCTTATGCAATTGCCCCATTTGTTGCAGCAATTATTGTTGCAATTCAATTCACCTACGAATCAGGGCGTGGTCTGCGCCGGCTAATTGAGGCCTGGAATGACCAACTCGCCGCATGGTGGGTTGGTGTTCTAGGAGTCGCCCCTGATACTCCCGCTCCCGCTCCCGCTCCCGCTCCTGCTCCTGCTCCTGCTCCTGCTCCTGCTCCTGCACCAAAAGCGGCGCGTAAACCACGCGCCAGGAAAGCTGCTGTAGCTGCGCCTCCTGCGCCTCCTGCAGCTCCTGAGCCCAAGCGTCCCCGCCCCACGCGACGCGCCAAGAAAGCTCTGGTGGAGGCAGTAGCGGCTTGATACCAAGGGGATCCCATCAACAAGATGGGATCCCTGTATCAAAAACACTGCTGTTTTAGCCATGGTTAAACCTCAAATCATCGGTACGGTTTCAATAAAAAAAACACCGCTACATGAAACACTATTGCGAAAAGGATCCTTTGAACAAATTTGCGATAATGAGCCATGTGATAATGATCCCATCTTTCGCAGTCTTTGTGATTTGTGTATTCAAAAAAAGTTTAAGCCAGTTAGTTCTTCTCGTAGCAACTATGTACCAGTCAGCTATTCTTATGGGATAGGATCAATTGCTCCTCATTCTGACGATGGAATGGGTTTAACGGCTGGTCTACTTGTTGCAACCGAACCAATTCATGATGAAAATGGTAAGCATTCCAGTTTTTCCTGTTCGCGCGATTGCTACCTATTCCATGAGCACGCTGAATCATTGATGCTCAAAATTCAAATCGGAGATGTTTTTATATTTGACGCAAATTACAATCATGCTTGGATGGCAAATTGCCGATGGCTTTTAGCGCTTCATTCCATCGAATCGCTACAAGAAGATCAATGAACTACATCAAAAGAGACAATTCACTTAGAAGTCGTAAAGCAAGAGTTTTAGGTAAACTGGAAATCAGTTTAGATGATGATTTTAATTCTTTTTTGGAAGATTCAACAAAATACTTTTTAGGGTTTACTTAATTAGTTTACGCATCACAAGATGATGTAGAACTAATCAACCTGCGGCAAATTTGTGATATGCATGGTTTTACGACTAAAACAAACAAGGGTGAGTTTTTTCATCCTAATGGGTATCTTTATGGCGCGGGGTCCGTCAGTCCCCACATAGACGATACTAATCATGCAACCGTAGCCGTACTAGTTGCAACAGAAAATTTAGCGCCTGATCTTGATAGTAACAATAATTACTGCGAACTTGTCACACGTGATCAATGCTTGTCTATTAAAAAAGGAGATGTTTTTATATTTGACGGTTCTAAAAAGCACGCTTGGATTGCTAATTGCCGATGGGTGATTGCATTTCAAGATGTAACTATTAAGAAAAATTTTTAATTATTTCATGGCGCAGTCCGAAGCTAGTTACAAATTGTTAAGAAGCCATCGAATTACTGTTGAAGCGTATTATCATGAATGAGTTAAAAGGATTTCATGTTTTACTTGCCGCCCACCGTAACTGCCGCTTTAGTGCAACTGAAGATTTACGAACCAGCTGCGGGCGCTAGCAAGTTTCTTTTGCAAGCGCTTAGGCATGATTTAGTATTGAGCAATCCACTATTTTGCGTAAAGGATACTAATGTTCAACCCTGACTTCTACCCTACGCCGTCTGAAGTGGCGGCAACGATGCTCGATCCGCTTGACCTGCGAGGTCGGGTGGTGGTGGAACCCTCGGCAGGCAGCGGCAACCTGGTGCGGGCCTGCTTTGATCGCGGCGCCGAAGAAGTGCTAACCTGCGAGACGGAACCGAAGCTGCGGGCGATCCTTGCAGCCATTCCAGGCAGCCGCCTGATCGGCAACGATTGGCTACACGTCCAAGCAGAGCAAATAAGCCATGCTGACATAATTGCAATGAATCCACCCTTTTCGGCAGACGAAAAACATATTCTTCATGCTTGGAATATAGCCTCACCTGGTTGTGAAATTGTATCTCTTTGCAATTGGAATACAGTTTCAACTACCGGTTGGAACAATAGAGCTAGCCAAGAATTAAAAGTTTTAATTGAGCAATATGGTAGCAGCCAAAATCTTGGCTCAGTATTTCAAAACGCTGAGCGGACTACCAACTGTGAGATTGGTTTAATACGGCTCAAAAAGCCAGGTCAGCGGCATAATGCTGATGAATTTGACGGATTTTTTCTTGGCCTCGATGACATCGAAGCCCAGGGCGAGGGGATCATCCCCTACCGTCGAAGCCGCGACCTGGTAAACAGATATGTGGAAGCCTGCAAGATCTTTGATGAGCAGCTCAAGGCTGGTGTGCGCCTACAAGCTCAAGTAGACGGCATTTATAGTGGGGAATTAGGCATCCAAATAAAGATGGAAGGATGCCCCGCAACTCGCAATAGGTTTCGCAAAGAATTACAAAAAGCATTCTGGAAATCAGTAATTGCCGAGATGCTTCCGCAGTCAATAGCCACTAGTCAATTACAGGGTGACATCAACAAGTTTGTAGAACAACAAGTTCAAGTTCCATTCACGGAACGCAATCTGTTCAGAATGTTACAGATTATTGCTGGCACATCAGATCAGCGAATCGACCGAGCTGTAGAAGCAGTTTTTGATGATCTAACAAAATATACGCATGAGAATAGGTGGAATGTAGAAGGATGGAAGACCAATGAGCAATATCTGTTCGGACAGAAATTTATTATACCTAACGCATCAAAACCTTGTTTTCCTATAGGATTAAGTTTTGATCGCTGGAGTGATCGTGGCAGGCAAGTTGATGACTTGATCAAAGTCCTTTGTTATATCACTGGCAAGCAATATAAAGACGTAGAAAAACCTAAATCTGGATTTGATCGCCTAGGTACTGGTATATGGTATAAATGGGGATTTTTTGAATTTAAGCTATACAAAAAAGGTACGGCGCATTTTCGATTTATAGATCTTGAAGATTGGGCTGCGCTAAATGCAAAAATTGCAAAAATCAAAGGCTTAGTCCTGCCAGAATCTATCAGCAAAAAAAGATCAGGCAAAAATAAAGCCTCTAGTTAAATTTGCAAGTTTTAAGCTAAGCTGGTTGTCTTTGCATTTTTGCAATGATAACCAGCTTAGATCTTTGGCAATTTGTGGAAGAATTATTGCCACTGTTGCGTGAAATTGAACGCATCGAAGCGATAGCATCGAAAAATGATGGCCCTGGTAGTTCACTTAATATAAGCAAAGCAAAACCATAGCTCTATTGGTTTTGACGTGCTATAATGCTATTGCTCCCACTCTTTTTATCATGAGCACTCCCCTGACAGGTTCTGAATTGTTGGCCACCGTGAAGCGCCTTGAAGCTGATGGTGCCAGCAAAAATGAACTCGCACTCGAGACTGGTTATTTTACCGTCACAAAAGACGGTAAAAAACGTGTTAATTCAACTAGCTTCTACGAAGCACTACTTGAAGCAAAAGGTGTTACGATTGGCGGCAGTAGCAGTGGTAAAAAATCTACCGGTCGCAAGCTTACTTTTAGGACTAAGGTTCAATTCAATGGCAACTTAATGATTGGCAGTGCCTATACGGGGGCCGCTGGTTTTGAGCCTGGTGATGAATTTACCATTGTTGTTGGCAAAAAAGGTTTCACGCTGAAGCTTGCTAATTCTGTACCTGCAGAATCTACAACTGAAGATGCCGCTGAGCAGGATGGCAATACCGAGCCTGCTGAGGACTGCCCCATGCCTGAATCCCCGGCTGATGGTGATACCGAAACAGTAAATCCTGAATTTTAACCCTGTAACTAGAATTTACTTAGAACAGGACGCAAAGGGGCTTAATGCCCCTTTTTATATGTAAAGTATCATTAAGAACAAGCAGGGTTGGCGCGTGACTTGATATGATTAAAGCACCCGAAAGGGCAGTTTTTCAACATTTTTTATGGCAAGTTCACTTACACCAAGATCAAATCAATCCCCTGCTTTGGTTGTAGTTTCTGATGAAGAATTAGCCAGCTTACAACAAGTAACTGCCGATGCAGTTACAGTCTACGCTGAAGCTAACGGCGGTAATATAGCTTCAGCGCTCAGGGCGGCAGTAGCCATCCAATCATTGCGAGCATATTTTGATAATCCAAGCATCAAAGCTGCTGTTGTTGCGCTGCAAGACAGCCCATTAGGGTTTCGGACAGATAAAGATCCAAATGTAAAAAGGAGGGATCGAAATAATAATTATGTTCCTAATACAGCATACGATTATGAAATTGTAAAAGAGGCGGCAATTGAAGCGCTGCTTAGGGGGTTGCAACTTGTTGGAAACCAGTTCAATATAATCGCCGGAAGATTTTATTGCACAAAAGAAGGTTATGATGCGCTGATTAAAAAGGTTTCAATTTCAGACTTTAGTACATCCATTGGTGTACCAAAGATGGTGCAGGGTGGTGCTACGGTTGAATGTAGCGCAACATGGAATCAAGGCGGAAAAGAAGTGTCTTGTATCGCTACAATTCCAGTTAAAGTTAATGACAGTAGCACCGCTGATCAATTGATTGGTAAAGCGACAAGAAAGTTTTTGAAGCGCTGCTATGAGCGGATGTCTGGACAGATCATGCCAGATGATGATAATGATCCAATGGCCATAGCTGCGGCGCCCGTGGTTGCAGTGCCACCACCTATCGGCGAAGCTCCTGCATCGGCGCCTGCGATGGCTTCACGATCGCCTGAAGTTAGATCTAGCCCTGTATTATCTGATGCTCAACTTATTAAGCTTCAGACAACTATGCAGAAACGCCTAACGGCAATGGGAGAACAGGCCTTTATAGTTGATGTGAGCACAGTATTTGGTGTAAAACAACTCAGTGATCTGCCAGCAGATCAATTTGATGCTGTGATGGGCGGATTAGCTAACGAAACCAGTGTTGAACGCTGGAATAAAGGTTGCGCCAGTGGTTCAGGGGAGTTGATTTTATCCGAAGAACAACTTAATGATTTAGCGCCAAGCGTCAGCGCTATTGAGGCCGAGGACGACGCTCAGGGAGCTTTAATTTGATGGAAATTATTACAGCTAACAGCGTTACAGTTCCGCCTGAGGTCAAAGAATTTATCTTAGCTCAAGCTGTAGCGCCTTCCCCTGAAATTCCCGGATCTGTAGTAAAAGATCTAAGTATCCTTGGTACTATTATCACCCTTGCTTGTAATTATGGCTACCAACTTGCACTTGATGACACTTGCCGCAATTTCAAACGTTTTGACGATTATGCCTAAAGATACATTTGCTATGCTAATCGCTTTAACTAGCATTAGTATTGGATTTGTTTTAGGTTATTCATTTCGCCCGTCATTAGACAGGAGAAATAATAGGCTGGTTATCATTTATTTGCGTCGCTTGTTACATCAGCGTGACAGGCGTATTGCATCATTAGAAAACACACTCAAAAAGACAAATGGAAATCGACGATAGGCTAAAAGATCAACTAGATCAAGGCGTTGACTTGTTAGTCAAAGTACAAAAAGATCCTAGCCAAGAAACTATTCAAAACTGCATTTGTGCATTAGAAACCATTGCAACTTTACTGAGAGGATTAAATGTTAACTCTTGAACTTGAACAAGCCTGGCAAAAAAAATGGAGCATTACATTAGCGAATGCACCGCAAGCTTTTTGTAAACTTCCAAGAGAAGCTTATGATGAACTACCGGGAATTAACGCTTCTTTGTGCAAAGAAGTAGTCAACAAGACATTAGCTCACGCTTGGGAAAGTTACATCAATCCCGACCGCGAGCCACAAGAAGAAAAAGATGCCTTTATCCATGGAAACATAGCACATTGTGCAGTATTAGAATGGGAAGAATTAAACAATAGATATGTTTTAACTCCTGATTTACCTTCGCGACCAACAGCAAAGCAGTTGATAGAACCTGAACAATTCACAAAGACAGGTAAGCCAGCCAAGGCTTATCAAACATGGCAAGAATACAAGCAAATAGAAAATATCTGGCTTGAATGGGAGCAAAATAATCTACCGAAAAGTGCGCAGTTGATTTCACCTGATAGCTACGCAAAGGGGATTGCCTTTGCTAATTCTTTACTCAATCACCCAGTGCTTGCCGCTAGATATGCAAAAACAGAAGAAAATAGGTTGTTAAATGAAATAACATTCACATACATTGATACAATTACTAAGAGGCGAATCAAAGCTAGGATTGACAGTTTAAGGGTATTTTATGATCATATTTGGATTGGAGATATTAAAACCGCTCAAGATGCAGGCGAGGATGGCTTTGGTCGCGCTATTGTAAATTTTCACTATATCGTACAAGCTGCTTTTTATCATGATGCAGTATTTTATTGTCGCAAGGAAATTGAAAAAATTCTAGGTTTACAAGATGGTGCGCTAATTACGATACCACTTATTTTTGAATGGGTTGCTATTGAAAAAAGCATTCCCAAGCCTGAATTTATTGGCCGGCATTATTTAACTAATGAACAGTTGAGTGATGGACGAAAATTGTATCGCATTGCATTGGATAAAATACATACCAGTTACGCTATAGACTACTGGCCAGGTTATAGCAATCTTGCTAAACCAGCCGTGTTGCCACCATGGTACAAGCGTTCAATCAATCAAATAATTTCACGGATGAATGAAGATAATTCTTAAAGTTATTTATCCTTGCTCAATTGCATTTTGATTTTTACCATGCCTGAACTTTTCTTTTTTGCTTGCAAAAAGTCTAACTCTAGCGATAGCGATGGTTATGGCTATGGCTATGGCTATGGCTATGGCTATGGCTATAAATGGGGCGGTGGCGCTGGCTTTGGTTATGGTTACGGCAATGGCTTTGGATGGGACGATGGCGATGGCTTTGGCTATGGCTTTGGCTATGGTTATGGCGATGGTTATGGCAATGGTTATGGCTATGGCAATGGTTATTAACAACAACCTTAGGAGTTTTTATGCCTGAACTTTTCTTTTTAGCTTGCAAAAAGTCTAACTTTAGCCTTGACTATGGCGATGGCTATGGAGGAGGCTATGGCTATGGATATGGCTGTGGTGATGGCTATGGCTGTGGTTATGGCTATGGCTATGGCTATAGCGATGGATATAGCGATGGATATGGCGATGGCAATGGCTATGGCGATGGCGATGGCTATGACGATGACGATGGCTATGGTTATTAACAACAACCTTAGGAGTTTTTATGCCTGAACTTTTCTTTTTTGCTTGCAAAAAGTCTAACTTTAGCGATAGCGATGGTTATGGCGATGGCGATGGCGATGGAGGAGGCTATGGTTATGGCTATGGCGATGGCTATGGCTATGACGATGGCAATGGCGATGGCGATGGTTATGGCTTTGGCTATGGCTTTGGATGGGGCGATGGTTATGGCTATAGTTGCGGAGGTAATGGATGGTAACCCCAAGAGTTTTTATGCCTGAACTTTTCTTTTTTGCTTGCAAAAAGTCTAACTTTAGCCTTGACTATGGCGATGGCTATGGAGGAGGCTATGGCGATGGATATGACAATGGCGATGGATATGGCGATGGCGATGGCAATGGCTATGGCTATGGTTATGGCTTTGGCTATGGCTTTGGATGGGGCGATGGTTATGGCTATGGCTATAGTTGCGGAGGTAATGGATGGTAGGCGCGAGGGAAAAATAACACTAACAATTTCAAGTCGATGCCAACATCTAAAAAATCAAAAGTCAGCGCCAAGAAAGTTTCTACTGTGATGAACGAATGGAAATCAGGTGAACTTCATGGCGGCAAAGGTGGTCCTATTGTTAAGAGTCGTAAGCAGGCAATTGCAATTGCATTGCCTGAAGGTCATAAGGCGATGAAGGCCAAGAAAAAGAAAAGATAACGGGAAAACTAGAGCGGTTGTTTCTCCCCCATGATGTACGCTAAAAAGCCGTCAAAACCCAAAAAGCCGTCAAAACCCAAAAAGCCAGGCGGGGGAAAGAAAAGTCCATCTAGGCCCAAGACTCCACGTAAGCCCGGGAAAATGTTCCCTCCTTCGATGGACAACAGCTCGATCGCCTGATGAAAGCGCGTACCGAGACATTGCGTATTGTGCAGGCAATTGCTGTCTGCGTGATAAAGCGCAATCAAGATG